CCTGCTTACGAGCAGAGGGTAAAGATATCCGAAGAGTTAGATGAGTTAAATAAACCCTTCCAAAGAGAGGTTGGTAATATTTATTACCCCCGTTTAGGTACGGTTTCTAAAGGGGAGATGACGAGTGAAGAATCTGATTTAGGAGGTATATACGAAGCTGAGGTAGATGGTTATTTATTTAGAGGCGTATCTCTTAAAGACTACAATAGAATAAAAAAAGAAGGATTTATAGACACCGACTTAAGGGGTACTCTCTCGGATAAAGAAGGTATAAATTTAGCGACTTCGTCAAGTACAGCATTCAATTATCTTCCTGAAAAAGTGGAGGGTGTTGTTATGGCTATAAAAGTTTCGGATAAGTCAGGACTATTTATGATTGGGGCTGATGATTATGTTAGGTCATCCAAGCCTATTCCGTTTACTGACGTAGAATTTGTTACAACTCCTGTTGTAGAAGGCCGCTACATTTCTGTAAAAGATGGTAAATCTACACCTATTGCTATTGAAGAGGTCAGTCATTCCTTAGATAAGACGAAGCCTATGTCTCGTCAGCAGAAGATGGATAGGATGTCGGTGACTAGCAGGAAAGCAAGACAGTATGGTATGGGGGATAGAGGATTCTTTCCACCAAACATAAACATTCAGAAGGTAAAAAGTATGTTTGAGCCTATGGGATACACGGTTGAGAAAAGTAAATTAGGGAAGTACGGAGGAGGAGGAGGAGTTTTCCTACGATTTAATGGGGTGAAGTTTAAGCCACTTGCTTATACAGGTAGACGGCAGAAGTCTATCAACGAAGTCATTGAAGAAGGTCGTCAGGGGAATTTCCGTGATGCGGTCCTTAGAGATTTCCTCGTTCGGGTAATGAGAAAGAGCGCTAAGGTGGTAGACGCTGCTCTTAAAGTCTCTAGCGATATGTTTGAGAAGATGCCTCAGAGCTTTAAGAATATGCAGGGTGGTATACAATCAGGTGAACGTCTCTATAATAAAATTGAAGCGTTCCGGAAGAAACTTGAATTACGCAATTCACGTAGTAAGTACCTTACTCCTGCTGAGATGGACGCAAAAGTTCGGGCCTTTGCTAAAGAGCAGAGGAAGTCATACGATTCCACTACACAGTTACGTGAAAAAGTAGACGCCTATAGAGCCAAGCTTACAAAGAGTAATAACAAACGTAAGAACCCTTTAAATAAAAAAGACTTTAATTCTAAGGTAGCAGAGTTTAAAGCCAAGCTTACAGAGAGAAGAGATTCTGAAAGAGATTCAGCGCAAGATAAAGTCAATGACTTTCAGAAGAATGAAATCCGTAAGAATAACAAGCGTGTAAAAATCTTAAGCGAGCAGGAGATTATGGATGCTATGATTGAGTATATGCAGGAACAGAAGGAATATAAGGAGGAGGGAGATTCATATGTGGAAAAGGGCAAGACGTTATATAGAAAAGGAATCTCTATCCTACAGGCTCAAATGACTATTGAGCTGCAGAAGGCGGTAGGAATACGTCCTACACAAGATATGTCTGCTAAGATTAGAAAAGCACGTATATCTGTAAGAGAGCGTTTGAAAGGAAAAAGAGATATAAAGCGTGTCAAGAGAGCGTTAAGAAATTTCATGAGGGTATCGTTGCCTAAGGCTATATACACAAAAGGGCAAGTACTTAAGTTTGCTAAACAAATTGAAATAGCCGATTGGGATAGTATAGAGAATCTTATGAATGAGATTACTGAGTTTGTAATATCTGAAAACGTAAAGACTCTTCAAAAAAGTATAGACAGCCTACTTAACGATAAGTACACCAAAACGGAAGGAGGGAGAAAGAAAGGGATAAAGATTGATGTGGCGACTTTAGAGAGGCTCACCTCTATAAGGAACCGTCTTCTAGTAAAAGGGAAAACAGATAAAGAAATTGCCGCTATAACTGAAGAAGATGTAGTGCAGGCTAATACACTGCTTCAAAAAGCGTGGAATGAGTTAAGCATAAAGACTGATGCAACTATAGAGGAGCTTACTGAGATGGCTAACCTGCAGGTAATTATGGAGTTTAATAACTCTTTAGTTATGGAGAACACAGACTCTAATAAAGTAGCCTCTCTTGATGAAGTAAACACTAATCTGCAAGAGATGGTAGACTTTGGGCGTACCGTCCTACAAGCTATCCTCGCTAAGGATAAGGCTGAATACGAAAGACAGTTTGAGATTGCTTATGAGGAGATTACAGGTAAAGTGGTTAGCCTAAAAGAAGAAGATGCTGAAGCAGAGTTAGAAAGAAATAAAACAGGATTGCAAAATATTGCGAATAAAAAATTAGTGGCAGGAAGGGTTAAGTTTTTCTTCCAAAACTTTCTACAAAACGCAGGAGATTTTTTCACTGACCACGAAGGGTTGGATGGATTAATGGATAAAATAGGTAAGCTTCCGGGAGAGCTCTTTGGTGGGGCACTTCAAGATATGGTAACAGGGAAGATAGATGAATCATCTAGAACCTTTAAAGAAAGAACTATGTATACCTCCGGGAGGGTAGAGCAAAAACTTGTAGAGATTTACGGAAAAAATTGGAAGCCGAAGCTAAGGAAGAATCGTCAACTTGCCCACACATTCTCTGTCAATCAAGAGCAGCTTGCGAAAGCTCAGAAAGCATTTGATGCCAACCCTACCCCTGAGACACAAGAGAAACTTGACGAAGCTATTGATAACAGTGAGAAGATATATACTCAAAATCAAATGTCTTATCTATACAACCAACACAAAGACCCGTCTAACGATGGTGCTTTTGAGACTATGTATGGACCAAAATATAAAGAGATACTATCTGAGATAGAAGAGGCCCTTACTCCTGAAGTAAAAGCTTTTGCAGATTGGCAAGTCAATGAGCTTTTCCCTGAATTGTATGAGCACTATAACGAGGTATACAAAAAAATCTATCGTACGAATATGCCGTGGAATGAGTTTTATTCCGGAAGGATATATAGAGATGGAGTAGAGGTTGCTCCCCTCGACCTTCTATCAGGAGGAACCGCATCATTTAACAACTCTGTGAATGAGGCCTCAACTCTATCGAGAATAAAGAATACAGTAAAGATTCTTCCTATGGATGGGACAGATGCTCTCATGTCATACATACATGATATGGAGTATTTCGCAGCTTATGCCGAGAGTATCCGAGATATAAATAAAATATTCACGAATGAATATATTAGGGGTGCTATCAGAAGTATACATGGAGATAATACTGTAAAATTAATTGATAACTCCATACAGAAGATAGCAAACAAAGGAGTTCAAACAGAGAAGTGGTCTAAGGTTTTCAATGCTATGAACACTATGTTTATTATAGCTAGACTTGCTATCTCTCCTCTGATTATGATTAAGCAACTTACTTCTACCTTTACTTACGCTAATGATATCGGAAGTAGAAATTGGCTAAAGTATTCAGCTAAGAATATGATAGAGTTAAATGGAGTCTTCCAAGAGATGAGAGATAACTCCGTGTATATGCAAGAGAGAGGCACACAGAGCCTTATGAGGGCTATGGAGACCTACTCTGAGTCTGCTATGCAAGAGTTCGTTCCTAGCCCTACTAAAGACTTCATGGTTAACTTCATGATGTATATGGTGAAGTTCGGAGATAGGAACGCTATATTTTTAGGTGGAGCCGCAAACTACTCTTACTATAAAGACCAAGCTATACAATCAGGAGAAACGGAACAGGAGGCAATTCAAATTGCTATCCGTAAGTTCGAGAGGGATACCAAACGTACACAGCAGTCTTCTGATTTGCAGGATAAAGACTTCTATCAGACAGGACATCCTATGCAACGTGCTGCAAACTTCTTCTTATCTACCCCAAGACAATATCTCCGTAAGGATATACAGGCCGTAAGAAATTTAGGTAGAAAATTAAAGGCATGGGATAGAAATGCAGGTAAGGGGAGTGTAAAGGAGAATTTAAGAACTCTACTTATGTATCATGTATATATGCCTGTCTTATTCCAATATATATCTATGGGGTTGCCGGGACTTCTTCGTGGGTTCCGTGAGGACGACGACGAAGATTTAATGAGAGCCGCTATTATGGGTCCTTTGAATGGATTGTTTATAGCAGGAGAGGTACTCGGAATGGGAGCCGACTACTACCAAGGGAAACCTTGGGCCGGTGAGGGGACTAAGTCTTTAGGTCTTTTAAATGTAGCGACCTCAATTATCCAAAAGCTAAAAGCTGCGGATAAGATGAAAGAGGGTCCGAAAAAAGATGCTAAGATGAAGCAAGCTTACTTAGAGATGCTGACAATTGTACCTCCCGGTATCCCTGCTCCAACTCTTTCTAAGTTAATTACTAATTATGGGAAGGTGATTTCAGGAGATTATGAAAATACAGGGGAGGCTCTTCTTAGACTTATGAATTTCTCTGAGTATCAAATCACAGGACCTAAAAATCGAGACGAGAAGAAAGCCAAGACTATAGAGGAAATAAATGAAGAGTATGACCGTCAGCTACGTATAGAAGACACGGAGATGAAGCGTCAGCAGAACCTACTTGGAGACGGAGGGTTTGAAGAAGGGTTTGAAGAAGGAGGGTTTGAAGGAGGGTTTGAAGAAGGAGGCTTCGACTAAAGACCGCGAGACCTATCTTCTAGAGAGTTCTCTACCTCCTCTAAGATATTCTTTAATTCTTTTAGGTCTTCGCGCACGGAGCTGAAATCTATATCCATTAGATTTTCATACAGTGAATTTGTGCGGTCATGAATGCGGTTCATCAATTTGTTGATGTATGCAATTCTGTGCAATTCAAACACTGATACCGGGTCTTTCATTTTTTACACTGACATAGTTTTTGCGAAATTAAGACATTCACATCTTCTCTCAACCGTAACACCTCGTCTATTAGTTGTTTATTACTAAAGAAATATACGTCAGGAGTTTTGGGAGTGGGTTTATATCGAGTCAAAATAAGCTCATATTTTTCACGTAGGGTAATATCTGACTTAATAATCCACTCAAATTTTTTGGTGTAGAAGTGAATGGTAGCGTGGTTTAGGGAGAGTATATCACCTACCCCTGAAAGGGTAGCTCCCTCCTTTAAAAGGATATGAGAAAACACCCTTCGAGCGTCTACATATTCTCTTTGTCTTGTCTTTTTAAATAGGTCAAGCTCGAAAACTTCGTCTATAATTTGCTTTAAATCAGCTGTATTATGTGTGTCCATTATGTTAAATCTATTAATATTTTGTCTTCTAATATAAAATCTAGGTATTCGTCACAGTAAATTTCTTCAATCTCTAAAAAAAGTGGAGTACTACCATACTCATGCAAGAACCTTATCATAAAGAAAAATGGATAAGGTCCTTTTAAAACACATCCTGCCTCTTGAATCCACCCATCTTCTTTTGGCAATGAATCCGCATTATCTTCTAGTATCATTACAACCCTAACGGAGGTCTGTTTATCAAAAGCCCTAAGGCTTTCTAAAAAGTCTACGTCAAAATCGTATGGTCTAACCTCCTCTGTATACCTCTGTCTTGATTCCATGTTTATTGAGTTCTTTAATTCTAAATTCCTGCAGCTTCGATAACCTTCCATTGGGGCGCTTTACCTCACTAAACAATACTCCGCAATCCGGGGGTATCGCTATCAGGTCAGGTATACCATTCTTATTGGTCTGAATAAGCTTGATAACATAATACCCTTCATTCTCAAGTTCTTTTATTCTCTTTGACTGTATCTGCTGCTCTCTCATCTTTATATTCTTTATAGTAGTCAAGGAAAAATCCAATGGCTACTACAATGTTTAGTCCTAATGATATTATTATTTCTTTTATATCTGCATACACATTATACGTTAAATGGATATGACCAACCATCCAAAAGGGGATAGCTAAATTCTGACTCACCCAACGTAAGACGTATGTAACAAATTTAATCATTTATACATTGTCTTTTTAAACGCTAATTGAATATCATAATATACCATCACTTCGCAGTCATGAGTGGAGCCTTCTCGATAAGACCTTCCTCCTACTCTAGCAGAGCCAACAAGAAGGTCCACATCCCCTTCAATGATGCCATCCTTACACGCCCATATAACAAATGCTTTCGTGGCTTTTGAATCCTTTTTTAAAGTGTCGTATAGCTTTACCAACTTCCTTGCTGCGATAGGCAAAGGGAACGCATCGTCTATATATTGGTGTCTACCTTTAACTTCTACATATGCATAAGTGTCAGTAGTAGGGGAGTAAACACGAAAGTCTATATCAAAGCCTCCTAGCTTCTTATAGCTCCCTTCAGGCATATTCCTAGTCCATAGCCTAATGGCTTTCTCTTCTCTCTCTAGATGCTCCTTGTTCTCAAATAACTTGCTCATTATATAAACCAATGTTTTAATCTCGTGATAACACTCAGTCTTTTGGGAGGCTGCTCTAGGTTTGATAAGTCTTTAATTATCATATTGAGTATTTTTGTTTTTCCATGAGCAATCATATATTCATTCCTTCTCTCCGGATATTTAGCCCAATCCTTCGCGCATTTTCTAACAGCTCTTTCTTTTCTTAGTTCTTTTTTGTATTTTTTTATAAGCATAATATATTTATTTAAATGGTTTGATTTTTAAAGTGTGTTACAGTGTATGATTTCTTTTTAACGACAGCTTTGTATATCTTATCCTCGATACCTCCTTTGGAGAATATCCAATACACATCGCTCTTGAGTCTATCTTTAGTAGTCATCCTATCTCTTGATTGCCAATAGCTAGTGGCTGAGAAGTCAATGTTGTAGTACACAAGGGCAGAGGCTTGTCTCAAAGATATACCTTCCCTTCCCGATACAATCTGTAGAGCGATACTCTTATCGGTGGTCTCAAACTCAGGTAGCTCAGTCGTTAGGTCGTCTCCGTAAACTTTTTTCAAGGCGTTTAACTCCTCCTTAAACTTATAGAAGATACCAACCTTTTGCCCCTCAAAACTATCTCGTATGAAGTGAGCTTTGGTATAATCCAACACCATGGAGTTCCCGCTTTCAAACTTCACCGTACCTGAGTACATCTGATGGAGTTTCTGCATAAGCTTTACCGGAGTATCCGCTAAGATATCCTCAGACTTACCCTCTAAGACTAAATCCTTTGTGAGCTTCTTGCACATAGCATAGGTAGACTCTTTCATATCTACATACAATATATGCTCTTGGGTGTCCACCTTGAACCCCGCTTGCGCTTGGGTGTAAGCTATAGTGTATGGCTTCATGAGATTCATGACGGACTCAGGAGCATCGTCATAGTTCTTATGCATCATGCCATTAATCTTTATCTCTTTAATCCTAACATGCGCTCGTGCAAATCCATAGAAGTTCTTAAATGAACGGAACGGATTGTTAGGTATGCCATACACCTGATGGTAAATCATGCTATAGGACTCCGGAGTAGGTGTGCCTGATAATAGTATGACATGGCTATTACATTTCTTGATTAACTCCTTCACGGCTTTAGCTCTATTACTTGGCTTCGGGTATGACCCCATACCATGAGCTTCGTCACATATTATTAAATCCCACTTAACATCGGGAGCTTTATGTAGGCTCTCGTAGTTTATAATAAACAAGACATAGCTTGGGCAAAGAAGGTCTGTGTCAGCAGTGATACTGCTTATAGCTTTCTTCTTGGTTATGAAGAGAACATTCTCATACCCAAGTTCCTCGGCTATCCCTAAACTCGTCAGGGTCTTGCCTGTTCTAACCTCCATAGCTAGGTATAAAAACTTCTTGGATGTAAGTATCTGCTTCCCTTTGGAGATTATCTCTTCTTGGTAGGCTCTAAATTGAAGCTTATTGCTCATCTGTTTCTTGTAATATTCTACACTGTTATTAATCCTATCTAAAATATCCTTAGGTATATTATCCTTAGGAACTTCTCGGCTTTCTATATTCTTACCCCTACCGGACTTAATGGTTTTGGTTTGAGTAACAACATTCTGCAATATGATACACTGCTTATGCATCATCTCGTTGCTATATCCGGACCTTCTCTCTAGTATATCCATTATGCAAATAATGATTCCTGAATCTCTGCTTTAGGCTCACTTAAAATCTTAATCCACCTCCCACGATGGGAGTCTCTTCCTTCATCAGGGATTACATCATATTTTAACGTAGCATACAATACTACCCACTTATAGAATTTGGTTCTAGAAATAGTTTCAGTTCCTTTAGGAGCATAGTCAGGGTACTCAGTTATGAAGTCTATATATATATCATGCTTGTAAGTCTTAACATCTGACTGAAGTAACAAACTCACCTCGTTACCTTTAATCAATCCACACCACTCTATGAAATCATGGCTTGTATTCTCACCTAACTCCTTCACTTTATGGTTAATAAGCTGACTCTCTACTAGTCCGGTATTGAGGTATCCTTTTAAGCATGACACCATGTAGTTGTCAAACTTACACCAATCAGTGTCATCCCAATCAGCAAAGAAATGTTTCTTAAATTCCATGATAGGAGTATTGTACTTGTTATAGTGTTGGTGTAGCTCTAAATCCCACTTCCTTCGTGCAAAAGAATTACCCGCACCCTTGATAGCATAGTTGGTGGTGATAGCAATCTTTGGTGACTTACTGAATGGAATCTTAATGGCATCTTTATTCTTCTTCTCAAGAGTCAATCCCTCAGTTACTACACTGAACAATCTTTCGAAATCGAAGTTCTTCTTCACATCATCGAAGCATAATATCTGAGTGTCAGCACTCACCAATTGATATGGAAAAGAGCGCTCAAATGCAAATGCCTTTCCATCTATCACCACTAATTTCTTCATGTGTCCTAAGGCATTCATGAATAAACCTTTACCGGTGCCTCCCTCAGGGTTATCGCTAATGACTTCATCGTTAAGAATCACAGCAGGACAGTAGCTTAGATTTTTGTATCCATGCATCATGTATCCTATAGTAGACTCCATAGACCTTACTCTTTCATTCGTATTGTCACATATGTTTCCTATAAACTTAGTATAGTGACAATCTCCTACATCACATATAGAAAAGTTCCTATCTATGACATGGTCTTTCCAAACATACCCTCCGAGGTCAATGTAGTCTATGATGGTAACACCCTTCTTGCTTATACATATGGAGCAATTAAGGTAATATAGGTACGAAGTGTCCTTAGTGTCCTCAACAAAGTATATGTCAATCGTAGCAAGGAGCGTGAGGAACTCTTCACGAAAGTACCGAGTGCACTCCGCAAAGAAGTTGTATATGCTAGAGTCACCAAGTTCAAGAAGATACTCTAAGATAAAATCTTTAATCTCTTTCTCAGATGTATGGTCGATAAGATTATTCGTCACCTTAACAAACACATAGTTTTTACCTCCCTCAGGACAGAACTTATAGAATCCATTATCCTCTAAGAATCTCTTAAACTCTATATGTTCAATCTTTATTACCCCCTTGTCACTCTTAGTCCAAAATACTTGCGCTTCATTATCTGCCTCAATTCTATTAAGAACCGCCTCTATAACTCCGCTCTCCAAGTTGGACTCCTTTAGTTGGGAACGGATTTCTTTTTTTGACGCTCCACGCTTTAGCTGATTACTGATAGAGTTTATCCTCTCTTCATCTTCATAGTACTTCGTTCCGAAGTTATCGGTACGACTATATGCTGAATTGATGGTTCTATCTATCTCTTCTTCACTAAAATCTTCACTAGAGTACTGACGAAGTATACTCGTAGCTAAACTTTTGTATACACCAAAGTCATTGAAGGCCATAGCGAGGACATAGGCGTGTTGGTTTCTTTGACCTTCGCTCATAGGGTACTTCTTTACCCACCACTTAACTAGGATGTCTACAATCTTATTCTCATCAGTAATAGGTATAGTTGGAGGGTCTTTAAGTGTTACCTCTTCATATTGCGTCTCATCTAGCTTCGTCCATAAAGAAGAGTTCTCATTAATGAATACTAAAGGGTCGTAAGACTCATAACAGACACGACTGATATTCTTTGACGTCTTATCGAAATGTGGGTTATTAAAGTACTTCTCAAGAGAGTTGAAGTAATTTACATGGTTGGTGGCATCATCCGGTATTTTAATTAATGCCTTCAGTCCTGCTCCTGATGGAGATATGAATACTGAATATACATATCGGTCTTTAGATAGCTTCTCTTTGTCTGAACCTAAGTCTCTCTGCTTAGTATACCCATCAAAGTCTAAACAAATAAATCCGCTATGCTCTTTAATGGAACTATCCGTTCTTTTAACGAACCTCCCACTGAAACAAATCGCGGGAAGGTCTTTCTTTAATTCGTTACGCCTAGACTTATCTTTCTCCTGACGTATTTTTTTAACTAATACCTTACTCGCACCATTTTTGATGCGGTCTAAAACAAATCCAACATGCCTATGGAAAGGGGTTGAGGTCTCTCTTATATTCTTAAATATGGTTATATTATTCGGTTGTGTCTTGTCCATGACGTTTTTATGTCGATTTTATGATGGTTAACTAATTGATTATTATAGGAAGTGACAGTAATGTCGATTTTTTTACCCTCGTATACAAGAAAAAAATATATGTAGATGGTAAATATATAGTAGGTATAGGTCTCTTTTATTCGACATTCGACATTTAATTGAGTTTGGATATGGTATCGTACCCACTTGGACACGATACCATACCCTCTCAATAACACCCTACCTTAAAAAGCTAATTCGTCTGTATCTACTTCAGGCACAACTTCCGCAGCTTTTTGCGATGGCTTGTCCTCAGTCTTAGCTTTTGGCTCCCAAGTGTCTAATTGGAAGTAATGCTTACCTCCCTTAGATTCCTTCAAGTCGAGATTTACCCATCCCTTTTTGACATTTTCTTTTAGGAAGAGTATGAACTCGTCCACCTTGATTGATACTGCGCCCATCACGAAAGATGGTGCGTTCTCTTTTTGTTTGAAGAAGATACCTTCTCCAAAAACCTTGTCGTCATTTTGTGACATACTTACTTAAGTTTAATTGTTTGCTCCAAATAAATTATCACCGCATCAATTATTTGTTTTTTCATGTGCGGTGATTCGCAGACAGTTGGAACTTCTATCTCCATTACATCTTGCATCCGGACTTTCCGAACCCATAACTCTAAATCGTTGTATATTCTAGATAACATCGTTTATATAATAGTCACTAATTTTTTCCGTTGAATCCTCTCCAAAGAATTTATTATGAACCTTTATAGCTTTCTCAACTTTTTCTTCTCCTCTCGCTATAAAATCTTCAGAAGGAGAGAACATACCAAGCATATTTGAACCCTTATCTATTACATAGAAGATAAGAGGCTTACCAAATAGCTTTTGGTATATGTAACATTGACTATCGTAGTTGTACTTACGAGCAGACCACTTAAAGTCAGCGATGTTGCTCGTTGTTTTTAGGTCTATGATAAAGTCGTCAGTAATGATATCGGCTTTACCCTTCCACATTACTCCTTTGATTTGTCCAATCGCAGGTTGCTCATACACATTTCCTTCTGCGCGAATACCTTGATAGAACTCAAAGTTACTTAACATAGTCTTTACGTTTACTTCTAACGCTTCTTTTTCTTTAGTCAACATACAGAACGGAAGTTCAGTTTCTTCTAAGAAATTTTTATATAGCTTAGTAGAGCGAGTTGACGCATCCACGTGACGCACGTTTTTAGCCTTCTCAGGCTCTAATATCATCTGATGGAAGTACCTACCCTTAGCGAAGTTGATATTGTCGTCCTGAGGCACCCTAAAATCCTTCGGGTTACCTAGTAGTTTACCTATGTCCGAATTTGAGAGGTAATTTCTACCTACACCTGAGTAATATTCATTATCATCCCTAAGAGTTTCGATTATTTCGTGGTGGTCTTGTACTTCTTTCATGCTTTCTCCTTTAATTTATTTTCTAAACGCTCTAGTTCTCTGCGCTTTCTTCGACCTTGAGAGCCCTTGAGTCTGTCCATGTTTTTAGGTACATAGATAGCGCGACTTGCGGGTGTATACTCCTTCTTACAACTCATACGTTCTTCTCTTCATTTGCCTCATCATAAACTGACTTGAGTTTAGATAGTGAAGCGCTAGTGAATCTATACTTAGCTGAGATGCGGTCAACAAGAAAGTCGAACTTCTCATGACGAGATGTTACCATAAATTTCTCTACTGCAGACCAAGACTTGGACTTAGGTGTCATGATTGGTAACTCCTTAACCTCAGGTGTTGGCTCAGGAATATCTTCTCCGGTATAAACATTGATACCTAGTCCATGCATAGCTATGCATTTGACAGTACTACGTTGGATAGCTTTATTAACGTCCATAGATGTAAGCTTATCTACTGAGATAGACTTATTTCTGAAGTCCATTACCGGAAGCATGTCGATGATTTCATCTCCTTCTACCGTTACGCCTACCTTAACATAGCATGTTACTCCATCACTAAAATAATTTAGTCCGGTGATTTCGTTCTCGTACACAGTACGATTGGCAGTTGGGTATTGCTGACGTAGTAACGCCCACGCATTTGCCCATGATACATACTTTAACCCACCTCTAAGGTCGATGTATTTTGAGACGTTAATTTCGGATAACGTCTGATAAACCGATTTGACATTTGTCATGATTAATTAATTTGAATTGATTGAATTTATTTGTAATAGAGCTATGTAAAGACTTTGTTTTATTAAACTGCCTCTTCGCTCCTTCTATGTATTTATCTCTTCTTGGAACTTGTGATTCCTCAAACTCTAATGTTGTCTTTATTTTATCCATCTTAAGACTACAATTAGACAAAGATAAGACATAGACTCCGTATTTCCATCCATGCGCTTGGAACACTTCATACTCATTTAAGCTTATTTCTTCGTATCTATTTCCTCCCCTTTGGGTGTTTAATATAGTCACTTCGTGGACTTTTGTCTTTACACGATAACAACTAATAATTTTAATTCCATAAAGCAATCTCCCCTTAAAAGGAGGTGAGTTTAAATTGATAGATTTTTTATCTTCTTGCGCTTGCTCGAATATATTAAATAAAGTGAACCGCATCGCTTTCTAGTTCTAGGATTAATTTTTTATAATCTTCATCTTTATCTATTATGTCAGTCATTTTAGCAATGCCATATAAGATACATGAATGAGAGATATGATATCCGTTATCCCCCATAAATTTTTGTATACTACTAACTCTCATGGGCCTCCAATAACATATATAATATAGTGTAAATCGAGCTTCCACTACTTCTTTATACTTATTTTTTTTAAATATTTGTTCGGTAGCGGAGACTTTATATCTATCACATACCGATTTTACATATATATCAAAAATTTCGTCTTTTCTCATTTGATTTTATTTTTTAAACTCAGTTCGGTGACCGAACTGAATTGCGTGGGTTTACATTTTAAATCTGCATATTTTCCATACCAATACCCTTTGTGAAGTATTTTATCTACTCCCTCCCAAGATGGGGTAGGGTTCTTTTCAGTATATATAGTTTCCTCTATTTTTGAGTTTGTCTTAGAGGCTAATTCCTCAAAGACATCAAGACAAGAGATGTATGCATCTTCATCTTTGAAGGATGCTATATAAGACCTCTCATCATCTTCCGATATGAAGTGAATTTTAATCATTGTAGCCTTGTGTCTAGTAAGGTTTTTAAGTCTGCCTCGCTAAGTTTATCATACACTTCAAATAACGTAGAGCGAAACTGAGGAGGTTCATGTTTGTATGTGTTGCCTTCCGCATTGCGCCTATAAGAAGCCGTATCGAGAAGGGTTATTCTATTTATTAGAGATTCTTTATTCATGAGTATAGGCTTTAATAAATTCTACTACCGCTTTGTGTGTGTCTCCTATATGTCTTGTAGATAATGCATCTTCAATGCCTTTCACGGACTCATATTGTAAGTGGTCAATGTTCTCAATTACGGGCATCAACCAATCCCATGAGGAATTAAATTGCATATCATTTAAATTAATATGCTCTCCTTTGTAATAATATTCTGTACTATCTCCAAATCTTTCATATGGAGTGTAGCCACCCATAAATTCTGCTATTAGCTTATTATCTTTCATGATTACTTGTTTTACAATTATTACATTCGTCTACATCTCTATCTTCACTATAAGTGTACTCACTACAATGTTCTCTACATGAACCGCATATGAATGGTTCATCGTTTATTAGTTTACTTATGTTACGTCTTAGTCTGCCTACTTTAAGTTCATACATGTTTACTCTTGCTGAATAGTCAAGGATAGTTTTTTGTAGGTCTTTGTTCTTTTCTATTAATTCGTCTATACGATTTAATCTGTATTGGTCTATATCAGTCATCTTAATTCTCTTTTTTCGTTGTCTAAATATTCTGCCGCTTGGTAGTATATCTCATCGTCTGATATGCTGACGTTTTTACCACATCTGAACTCCACGTATATACCTAGTTGGTCTATCTTCTCGTGAAAAGTTACGTGGTCGTTATCGTTTTCGATTATGAGCAACTTCTTCATCGCGTATTTAATTGCTTTTCTAGTCATGGTTTTAAGTTTTGGTGCTCTAGGTACAACCCTAGTAGTACGGCTATTGTGCCTATTATTATTACATTCATTTTGATTTGATTTTAATTGTTGTGCCGATTGAGTTGTTTATTCGGCTCATGTACACTTTGTGTACCAAATGTGTACACATAAGGGTAATGTGTTCATTCCTCTGATGTTGTAAATTCACAATGCTCGTAGCAGTCAGGACATATCCCCATTTCAGGGAGTGTGCATGATGCTCCACAACAATCGCTTGTTAATTCTTTATCTTCCATTTTGTTTTCACTTTTAGTTATGCTATTAGGTGATTTTATTCACTTATAACGAGCGCAATTTAAAAATAAGGTGTGAGGACTTTCTTTATTCCAAAAAATGGGTGGGTTTTCCTCAAGAGTTTGCAACCTCTCTTTACATATCATACCAATAGTTTTGCCTTATTCATAAATGTGTTTTAATAATGTAGTTGTTGCTCATCGTTATATGTTTTAATAAAGTCTACTACCGCTTCATACACCTCTCCTATATCACTATAGAGGTTAACGTGCATCCTTGAGGATAATGTAACTATGCCACACTCCTCACGTAGCTTATCAATCACGGGTTTCAACCAATCCCATGAGGTGTGGTATCTCATTTCGTGTAATTCAATGTTAAATTGAAATTCTCCTTTTTCATCAACACCCTTATATTTATATAGTGTGGCGTCATTAATTTCATTAAAAGGATTTTCTAACCCCATAAATTCTGCTATTAGTTTGTTATCTTTCATCGTTATATTCTTTAATAAATTCTACTACTGCTTTGTAGGTGTGATTAATGTCAGGCATACAATCTCTTACATTATAGAAGTCCTCAGCATCCCCATCGTCTTGAAAGGAAAGGTCTAATATCTTCTCTACTACAGGCATAAGCCAATCCCATGAGGTGTGGTACTTGATAGGGTGAAACTCATGTGTGTTATTGTCTTGAAACACAAGTCCATCAGTAGTTTCAACCCCCATAAATTCTGCTATAAGTTTGTTATTGTTCATATATCTTCATTTTAGTTCCTATTGTGTCAGACATTTCATCGTTGATGAACTGCATAATATCTTCATTGTCCTCAAACGTAGCGTTGAGTATACTCAAAGCCTCAGCCTCAGTTAACTCCACTTTTAGTTGCTTGGCGTTTCTATGTACGTCCTCAGTACTCCATTTAAGTTCGCTTCCTTCGTAGTGTTTCATGATTTTCTAGGTTTGCGTGTCATATCATTGACCACCTTATCTATCAACTCCTTACCTATCATGGTGAAGTAACCGGATGCAAATATGCATCTACCTTTACTTTCTTTTTCGGCTTTTAGAACTGCCTCCTCCTTATCTTTTATAAGTTGGGTTAACGCTTCCTCTATGAGGTAGCTTTCAAATTCATTAAATTTCTTCATACTTTCTTATATTTTATTGTTGATATCAATTAGCTTCCCATCCCATAGCACCCCATTTAAGTACCACTCGAAATTCTTTTGTGAGATACTTACATTTGGTATTCCGTTCAATCTTTCTTTTGTGGTTACACTTTCCCAACCACAATTTGTAATGGAGAGAGTCCTCTCAGGGTTGTTGTACCTATACGCAATTTCATTCCCATGTAGTAGTAATACTGTTACGTTTGGTAGTACACGAACTTCCATGTTTTGTCTTTTGAATTTAGTCGCGCTCATAAAGGCGTTGACTGAGTCTATTGTAATATTCCTCATGATTCGTTGGGTTGATATGTTTCCTTGTTTTCAGCTATAGCCTCTTGATACTCTTTGTAAAGGTCTTTACATACTTGTGCGTAGTCATCATCATTTTGGTTATCTCGATAATGGGATGCGAGTGAGTCAAGCCAATGTGCCTCTGCTTGATACTTCTTTGAGTAGTACCTAGCTATAAGGATTTCCTCTGCTAATTTCTCGCGTGTCCAATCTGAACTCACAAGTTTGTCTATTAAACTTTGTTTAAGTTTCATCTTATATTTATTTGTAGTCTCCTTGAGGAGACTGAGTTTACTTTATTGTTATTTTCTTCTTCTTATCGAACTTAGCGAACTCCTTATGCTCTAACTCCATTGACTTCTCCCAACCTACACATTGGTCAAGGAAGTACTCTCTTATGTGTTGTTGAATTTGCTCCTCGCAAATTTCCACGCAAGTTTTAACTCTACTCTCAGACGATGCTTCCATTTTTGTCTTAAGCCTCTCACCTTTGAAGGTGTACTCTATTGTGACTTGTATCATCTTATATTTATTTGTAGTTCGGTGACCGAACTGAGTTTTTGTGCTTTAATAAAGGGAGAGGCACTAAGCAGTATTAATAGTTATCAAAATATTACTACTTAGATGGTCATTGCCCCTCCCTCCTTACTATATAAAGATAGTCTATTTAATGTCTATTTCCTAGTGAATTACACTAATTCGAGTTTACTTAATAACTCTCGTGTCTTTTTATTTACCATAGGTTTTAAGTAGGCTTCTACGAGCATGTCGTGAAGTATATACCCTACTTGCTCAGGTCTGACATAAGTAAACTTCTTAGCATCAGTGCTTCGACTTTCTTGCATGACATACGAACGAGGTTGAAGATATGTCTTATCTAGTGCGTTAAGTGATATCTGAAACTCGTCTACAACTCTTTGCAGTTCTTTCTTTGCCTTGTTTTCAAGGGCTTCTTGTACTTGATTTGTGTCTTTCATAATTTATTAGTATTTAGTGCCGTAGCACGTATCACATTCAACATTATCGTTATCATCATTGTAGGACATATCATCCCCCTCAAAGTATTCTTCACACCCATCGCATTGCTCTCGGTCAGCGTTATGGTCTATGGTTACTCCTACCTTCTTCCCCCACTCATCTAGGAAGCTATCTTCCCAACCTATAAACCCTAACGCTACACCTTCCTTTTCCTTCTCGTTCAGCGTAGGTACAAAGTATTTTTCAATGAAGTCGTTGCGTGTCATGGTCGGTAGCTTAGTGTACTCATCCACCATCTTACATATGTCCTCGTATATCTTATGCTTGTTGCCCTTGAGTCCGAAGTATTTCTTGACATCAGTAACTTTCCAATGTCTATTAGGTTTCATACCTATCTTACTCCATAGTCCTAAGTCGCGCTTAGATACTATGAGATTCCACATCCCTTTGGATGAGTCTTTTCCGTTTACGCTTAAATCTTGCTTTAAGTCTTGTTCAAATTGTGTCATTGTTATATGTTTTAATAAATTCTACTACTGCGTTGTATGTATCCTCTATAGATAGCTGAGATAACATCTCATCCTCTATGTTGTGGTACTTAAGTGCGTTATCATCACTGCAATAGTCTATTGATTCCTTGCACTTAATTATTACCGGCCACAACCAATCCCACGAGGTGTGGTATTTTAGTTCGTGAGGTAAGCATAACTGTTCCTCCCCCATAAATTCTGCTATAAGTTTATTATTGTTCATGATTAATTGAATATTGTTTGGGGGTTATTTTCGTAGTGTTCACTAGCTATTTCGAAGGCTTTGTATAGCCGTTCTTGTATGCGCATGGGTGCACCGAAATGGTACGCATCAGTGTAGTTTTTCCACGCTTCAAATTTAGCTTCGTGGTACGGGTTAGGCGGGTTTTTGTAGTCATTCATCTCCATTATTTCTTTCTTATATTAAGAGTTCGGTCACCGAACTCGGTTAGTGTATATTTCCTTCCTCATCAAATTCATACTCGTTACATTCGCATAATTCAAATAATCCCTCATCTGAATACATGTACTCAGTTTCTTCGTGTATAGCATTTAATAATTTACTCATATTCTTCTCTCTTAATCCTTCAATCACATCGACATCGCACCAAGTTCCGGTTAAGGGACATTTTTGCGCATCAAGTTTGCTTAATTCTTCTTCGTCATAATCCCTGAAATTTATAAATTCATTTCTATCGGGGTTTTGGCTTATTGAATAGTCATTTGAGCCTCCAATTATTTTTGTCAGGGCGTTAATACTTTCAACTACATCACGAAGGCTATGCTCGTTTAAGTCGTACCAATTTTCTCTTATCCACTCATAACACTTTTCTCGGTTAGAGTGTTCGTATATTTTATATACTTTTGTCGTTATAGTTCTCATGCGTTCTTATTATTTAGTTTACTGCCAATGTCTAAGATATTTTCCCCCTCAGCCATGCTTAGGTTGTAATAATCTCGCCACGCTTGGCCTGATAGGAAATTATTGAACCAATCTAGGTACATAGATTCTATTTGAGCGTTAGTGTAGTTACCCATGTTTTCTTTTCCAATTTATAGTTCGGTGACCGAACTCGGCTAGTTTCCATCTATGTAATATATAGTCCTCGTCATAACTTTCCTCTCCTCTCCCAAATCTTAATTGTGTCTCGGCATCTTCTTGTGGTAAGAGATTAACTTTCGCCCACTCATGCAATTCGTCATGGCATGGGGGCGTATTACTAGGGTTTACATATTCTACTTCCTCTCCGGTTAGACCTTGATTTTTTAACAAGGTGCGTTCAACGTCTTGATAGTGTGAAATTGCTTCATTACTATCTCTAAGTTCTTCGCGTAATTTCTCAATAGTGGAGAGCAGTACGCTAATTACTGCTTCTTGGTCTTGGGGATTCTTATTCATCTTAACTTCGGATTATATTATAGTTATAAGGCGACATATTGAAAAAACTATCATCTTTTAGTAGTCCTTCGCGCCTCTCAAATTCTTTGTTGTCATCAGTCCATAAATCTTTGCTTAATTCATGTCGTGTACTCTCAGACGTTTCAAATCTGCACTCGGATAGCGTAGAAGAAAATAATATCTTTCTTTCTTTCTGTTCCTTTAATAAGGGTAAGTAAATCTTTATCATTCTTTCTCTATTTGATTTTATCGCCATTAATAACTTCGTCCATTAACATCGCATCAATAACCTCTTGCGACTCCTTACTATAATGTTCGTCAATGATTTCGCTAATAGGTATACAAACATCTACTTCTTTTTGGAAGGTCACTTCAAAGCCGTTCTCATAGCATGACTCCTCAACCGAATGTTCGGTTTCAAACTCGTTGTCTCTTAGCTGAGATAAGACTGACTCTATTCCTTGCTCGAAAGAAAGTTGAGCAATCCTTAGTTCACGCTCGTTGCGGTGAGCGTTTGGACTTAACTTGAGACTTTGAATCTCGTCTCTTAGACTTTGATTTTCGTCAAGCATTTGAGTTGCTTGGTCTAGTGCTGATTTGACCTCAGCTATGGTCTTAGATAAATTTTCCATTGTATGGATATTTTGAGTTCGGTGACCGAACTCGGTTAGTAACAGCATGAGAATCGAACTCATATTGTGTTTCACTTGCAGGCCTTTTCTATTCCATCTGCTAGTCTCACTTAGTGACCTACCACCGAGAATGTCTCGATGTGAAAATAGGTGGAGTTTATCGCTTACACACAATCACCATGACTGCTATTTTACTGATTTTAATGCGCCCTATATTCCCTACTCTAATAAGGGTAGCTCGACTTACTTTCCTCAGTTATTACATTTTTCCATTATCAGCGAATGAGTAAAACCCATCTCGCGTAATTATCAGGTGGTCTAAAACTTTTATATCTATGTACCCACCAAACATTCGTATTTTGTCAGTTAAATTTAAGTCTGACGTACTCGGAAATAGTTGGCCGCTTGGATGATTGTGGCATAGGATTATAGCTTGAGCGTTCGATATTAACGCAGTTTGGAAAATTATCTTTCCATCTACAACAGTCCCGGCACAACCGCCCTCAGAAACTTTTGAAACTCCTAGAACGTTATTTGCTCTATCTAATAACATGATAAAGAACTGCTCTTTATATGTTACGTCCGTAAAGAATACCCTTAATATCTCGTTGCAGTCTTTACTGCTATGAATCGAAGGGACACCCGACATATTCTTTCTCTTGTATTTTGGTTGCACTTCTGCAATCTCTGTCTTTTTCATCTTATATCTATTTCAGTTCGGTGACCGAACTCGTTTTGTAATTTTTCTCTCTCTCTTTACTATGCTAAGATAGTCTATTTAATGTCTATTTCCTAGTCAGCACGTGTATATGTTAAGCACCCATTCGTAGTTCAGCGGCATTTTCTTCGTCTATTTCACCCCTTTCTAATCTCGCTTGTATATCGTCACTTCGGTCTGCGTTACATTGGTCACGATAAGACATATCATTGTCCTCATGTTGCGGCTCACCATATTCACCTATTTCTTGTAGGTAGTCGATAGCTTGCCTTAAGTTTTTAATCTCGTTACGCAAGTCGTTTATAATTTCGTCCTTTGTCATGGTGGTTTAGTTTAATTGAAGTTCGCACGCTTTATCCTTCCACGAATCGCGTTCGTCCGTTACTATCTCAAGATTTTTCTCTGAGGAAGTTATATTTTTGTCCTTCTCTCTTATTTCAGTAAGACATCGCAGCAAGGCCGCTTGTAGTTCGGTCACTTGCTTTTCTAGGTTTCGTGTGTATTGAAAATTATGCATGGTAAATGGATTAAGGGTTTATAAAATTAGAGCGAAGGAGAGGTGCGAATCTCCCCTAGTCACGCAATGACTCCGCTTGTGTGTTTAATCTATCTCAATGCTTCGGCTCTCTATGGCCTCCACCATTTCATCCTCCCAATCAGAGGATAAAAAATCTTCGTAGTCCTCTAAGCGTATAACGTGCGCCCAATTCGTACGGATATTATATTGACCTGTGGCCACTACTTCGTCAACGCCCCCGATATGAAGGTAACGTATCTCAATACGGACGCTATCAATGTCAACGTGACCGGCTCTAACTACTCGAAAATTATTACTAAGCATGGTAAATGAATTAAGTGAATAAAAAAACGAGTTCGGTGACCGAACTCGTAAATAGAGCGGGGGAGAGACTCGCATCTCAATAGGCCGTGACTCAGTCACACCCCCCGCTTATGGCCTCAGGCGTTACGCCTTCGCCTTACTCTTAGCTTTGGCCTTCGCCTTACCCTTAACGGCTTCGGACGTCATACCGAGTGCCTCAAAGAGTTCCTTACCGCTTGCGCTTACCGGGGCTTTGGCCTTCGCCTTACCCTTAGCCATCATCTTAAGCAGTTGCTTTACAAGGTGCTCCGCTACGTTCAGCACGTCATCAATCGAATTGCCTTGCAAGTCAATGACATCATCAGACGTCATGCGGCATTTTATTGCGGCCTTGCCCTTACCGGTTACGAACTTCGTAGGGTAGTCGATTAAGTCCTCATCTTCTCCGGTCTCCTCCTCATTAGCATATCGAAGGAATCCAAGCAAAGTATATTTCTCATTCTCTCCGGCCTTCTTTTGCATCTCAACGAATTTCACATACTCCTTGAGTATTTTATCGTTCTTCATATGAGCCTTATAACAATTATTGTACTCATAAAATTGCGTCTTACCTAGGTCGAAAACTTCACGTGCTAAGATGGTAATGTTGAATTTGATATTGTCCAACTTGCGCTGAATCTTACCGTCCTCACCACCATACCATAGAACTGCCTGACCGATATACTCAGCCGTTTCCATTGAACGCTTAAACGTTTCCTTCTCGCTGACATTGACCTGCTTTAGGCCGTTCTTAATCTCAACAATTTTCAGACCTTTTTGGACTGAATCGACTGCAAGAAAATTCTGCAAGTCTGCTTCGGGTGTAACCTTAACTTTACTCATGATAACTTAAATTTTTGAGTTCGGTGACCGAACTCGTTTTGCGGCAAAACTGCCTACCTCACAAACGTAAGATATTGCAATATACGTCTAACTTATGTCTATTTCCTAATTAGAGCATGTCTAAATTATGTCTTATATGATAATGTATTGAATGTCTAATGATATCAAGCATTGACAAGGATACAAGCAAGGCGAATCGTAGGCGTGATATAGAGCGCGAAGGGATAACGTTAGGCCTCTATGTGCCTAATGACTTGTATCAAGGCGTGGAACGTGGGGCGCGAAGGAGGAACGAGCAAGGGAACTAACGAAGGGAACGAGCGCGAAGGTGTGGCGCATGGCTATAGCACTCACCACCTATGGCCGGCCACACTGCCCCCATGAAAAAACGCCAAAAATATCAGGAGAGCCAAAACAAAATCTGAGAGAAGTGCCTAAAAAAAAACGGTTTCAGAATCTCCAACTCGCGTGTAAAACACTCTATAACCCAAACACTCTGCATGTCTAATAAAATTTTTTGATGTATCTTAGCGGCATACTAAAATATATTATTATGAAAGGAGAAGGACTTACAATAAAGAATGGACGTTTAATTAATAATCGTCCTGTTGCTGAAACGGGAATTGCAGAAGCGTCACGTTTACGTCAACAAGTTCGTCATCAGAACAAGGTAAGTACGATTGCTGACGGAATTGTTCAAGCTGAGATGCGAAAAGACATGTTCAAGTTGATGTAGTCCATGCATTGATTGATTGATTAAGGGGAGGAATCGTCATGTATTCCTCCTTTTATGACAGTTCCATGTCGATTCTATGACGATAAATTTTTCTTAAAGAATTGATTATCAATCTCCATGTCAGTAATGTCTATTTTTCCCTCCTCGTATATGTAAGAAAAAATAAAGTAACTTATTTCTCCTCCCCCCCCCTAGAGAAAAAAATTTTCGACATTTCTGTCATACCTTTGAATTAAATTAAATCTAATCTTATGTTTAAAGACAATTCGGGATACTCTCCCAAAGACTTACAGTTTGACGACGAAGGTCGTTTACGATTAATCGAAGGCGTCACTAAGATGTCTAAAGCTGTAAAGAGTACGTTAGGGCCAAGCGGTCAAACGGTACTCATTGAATCTCCCAACCACACTCATGGCATTACAGTCACCAAGGATGGTGTTACTGTAGCTAAGGCTGTTGACCTAATTGACCCGGTAGAGAACCTAGCTGTTAGGATGATGAAAGAAGCATCGGACAGGACTGCGTCCGAGGCGGGCGATGGTACGACGACTGCTATTGTCCTTACGGAGGCTTTGGTGTGTAATTATTATGACATGGTAGATTCTGAGAGTGTAAATAAAACCAATGTCTTACGTGAAATTTCTAACCTAACTAAAGATATCATAAAGTACTTGGAGGGTATTAGCGAGCCATTAACTGACAAGCGTCTTCTTGATGTAGCTACTATCTCAAGTAACAATGACACAGCGGTGGGTGAGATAATTGCCAAGGTATATAAATCTGTTGGTAAGGATGGGATTGTTACGGTGGAGAATAGTCAATCTAGCGAGACCACTTTCGAGACCACTCACGGTATCAAGATAGACAAGGGGTATACAGCTCCTTTGTTCATCAATGACCATACTCGTGACGAGTGTATTTTAGAAGACTGCAACATCATGGTCTCTGACGCTGAGGTGAGCAGTGTACTACAGATAGAGAAAGTTTTAAACCACATTATCCCTACGGGGAAAAGGTTGCTTATCATAGCTCCTGTCTCTCAACAAGTTACAAACACTTTAGCTGCTAACGTTATGAAAAACGGGTTAAAGGTGTGTATTATCTCTCCTCCAAACTTCGGGTATAAGCAGCACGAGCTGATGCAAGACATCGCAGCAGCTGTAGGGGCGACATATTTCAGTGAGAAGACGGGTGACGATTTAAGTCTTATGGAGCCTACTGACTTGGGGATTGTTTCTAAGGCTGTTATTGGAAGGGAGTCTACTATCCTTCTTCAGTCTTCTGACAAACCTAGTGAGGAACTAAAGAAGCGTATCGCTCAATTGCGTGGAGCTGTTAAGGAGGAGAAGAAAAAAGTTGAGAAGGAGTTTATACGTTCTCGTATCGCTACCCTTACGGGTGGTATAGGTGTCATCCATGTAGGGGGTCAAACTGACCTAGAGCAGAAAGAGTTATTTGACCGTGTTGACGATGCGGTGTGTGCTGTACGTTCTGCTTTAGAGGAGGGTATCCTTCCGGGCGGGGGGATGGCTTTATACAATGCTATAGGTTCTTGTCTAATAGATGCTTCAGATGATAATGAAGATAGATGGTATGCACAAGAGGTGCTTTCTAAATCTCTTAAAGCTCCTATAGAACAAATCCTTCTTAACGCAGGGACCTCTTTCGATGATGTATATGACTTCGAATGGACGATAAAAGATGGTGCACCTAAAGAAGGTTATGACGTAAAGAATAGTAAGTATGGCAACCTGATAGATATGGGTGTTATAGACCCTCTAAAGGTCACCAAGGTAGCTTTGCAGAATGCTGTATCGGTAGCTACAACTATCTTAAGTACTAATGCCATTATTACTATGGCCCGTTCTTTAGAAAAAGAATGAGGTGCCCTTCTTGCGATAAAGAGATGATATGGGGTGGCGACCATTCGTATGAGGATTATGGGATTGATGATGAGGATGGTATCGTCTCTAACCTAGCGTGTCCTAATGAAGATTGTAAACTTGAAACAGTAATAACTTATACTAAGATATGAAACCTATAGGAAAATATATAGCTATCGAACCTATTGCGGAGGAGATAAAAACTTCGGGTGGGTTAGTTCTCTCGGCACAAGATGTTGGAGACTTCCGATATAGGAAGGGAACGGTTATAGCTCCGGGAACGGAGGTAACACAGATTAAAGCGGGTGACGTTATCTTCTACGACAGGGGAGCGGGTCACACTATGATGATTGCTGAAAAAGTCATTACGATTATTCGGGAGCCTGATGTCGTTGTTGTCGTGTAGCGGCATTCATCTCCTCTATCATCTGTCGGTACATCCGGTCAGTATATGAGACATTTTTTGCGAATAAAGGATTAGAAGATTGGGTGGTAGGGATTTCCTCTCCACTCAATTTTTTGTATATAGAATTTACGACTCGTTTTCCTTTGTACGATATCTCGTACAAAGTCCTTCTCTTTCCACTTCCTTTTCTGAAAACATCTATCCAACCATCTCTCAGGAGCCTATTAAACCTATTTAGGTCCCAACTAACGAGCCTATCGAACTCTTTAAACTTTGCTTTATCGAAATATGATTCTGTGTATAAGAATAGCAGAGCGTCTAGGTCTGACTGTGAGAGTCCGTACTTTGCTTTTATAAAGTATCGTATCACTCTCCAAAACTTGAGGTAATCGTGTGGTAAATTCAATTTGATTTTTTTTATTGTAACTTTGACAAAGTTAAACACATTACCATGGCTGACGAAAAAAAGCAAAAAAAACCATCTACCCCTTTAGACAAGGTCTTGGCAGATATCGTTCTAGCGAGTAAAACTCGTACTGCAACACGTAAAGCTGCTATCACGAAGATGCGTAGCGACAGGGCTATTGCTCGCCGCAGTAAGCGTAAAGCTGCTGACAGCAGTGTTGTGGGGCTTCAAGGCTTACAGGGCTTTGGCCGTAAAAAGAAATAAACTATGGCTAAGAAAACTAAAGCAAAAAAGAAAGTTCCGCAGACATTCACCCAAGTCGGTGTTGCATGTACATCTTCTTCTAAGTCTCTCAAGGATGCTAAAATCTCTGTTGGCAAAGATTTATTTTCTCAAGGCATTAAGGGTGATGACAAGTCGGCATGTATGGAAGCGGGCACTACTACTTTCAAAGAATCTACCCAAGTATACACTTTCAGTGCTAGCGGCACTATCTCTGTAGCTGACTCTAAATAGCTATGGCTCTTAAAACAAGAATGTCTAGACCTAGGAAGGGTAAAGCCAAAGTAAAGGTTACCGCTAGCGGAAAGAAGGTAAGCTATGGACAGGCGGGCAAAGCTAAGGGTGGCGGTCCACGAGTCAGACCGGGCACTTCTAAGGGTGACAGTTACTGTGCTCGTAGCTTAGGAATCAAGAGGAGATTATCTAAGAAGAAACAAAGCAATCCTAACACTCCCAATAACTTATCTCGCAAGAGGTGGAAATGTGTGGGAGCCAAGTCTAAGAAATAACCTAAACTTTATATACCTATATTTGTAACATGAAACGAGATTTATCAAATCCACTAGCGCCTACATTTCCAAAACGGAAAGAAAGGAGAGTACATAAAAAAGCAGGGTATGATGTTAGAGCTAGTGTTTCTCCGATAGAGAGAAAGAAGGTTAAAGAAATCGCTAATCCTCTTCCTAGAAAAGGTTCTTCAAGGAAGACAACAAAAGAGGAGAGAAAGTCTACTTATGGACTTCATGGGGTGCGGAAAAAAACAACAACAACAACAGTCAAGGAGCCTTTTATGAAGACTAAAAAAACAAAGAAAATATCCTATAGTTTCAATTCCCCAAAAATTAAAAAATGAGAGATTTATCAAAGCCACTTGCATCTACTTACGGTGACCCCGTTAAGAAGACTTCGGGTCCTGCTAAGGTTAAGAAATTCATGAAGGATATTCAGAAACCTTTTCGACCTGCAATAATGGCTACAGACTCTTTAATATACAATATGGTGGGTAAGACATCACCTATGGTTAAAAGACGGTCAGATGCAAGAGATAAAGTTCTTAATAACCAAGCAAAATCAAAACAACGCAACCCTAAGCCGGGTCCATACCAATATTAAAATGAGAGATTTATCTAAGCCACTAGCTCCTTCTTACGGAGACCCTAAAGTAAGGAAATCGACTAACGCAAATAAAGGAACCGCATCTAAAGCGGGTCGAAATCGCGCCACAACTTTCTCTTCACCGGGGGGAGGGTCTCCTGCCAAAAAAACTACAACGGTAACTCGAATTAGAAGAAATAAGCATGGTGGAAATACGGTATCGCAGAAGGTAAAAACCAAAGCTATATCACAGAAAAGATTCATGAAAGCTTCTGACAGGATTGCTGTAGGTGAAGCACGCCAAAAGTTTAAAGAAAAAAAGAAAAAAATTAAAAAATGAGCTTTAAATCCGTCGCAAATAAAATCGCCAAGAAAGGTGGCTATAGCAAAAAAGCTGCAGGCGCTATCTTAGCTTCTGCGTCTCGGAAAGCTTCTGCTTCGGCAAAAAGAAAAAATCCCAACCTAAAGAAGGTTAAGGGTAAAGCAAAGAAAAAATGAGCTCACGAGGGTTAGGAGATACCATAGAAAAGATTACCACTGCTACGGGCATAAAGTCTGTAGTGGATAAGGTATCTAAAGTCTTAGAAAAAGACTGTGGGTGTTCTGATAAGCGTGACTCTCTAAATATTAAATTCCCATATAACTAATGGCTACTATACCTTCCGGACAAAAGTTCCACACCATAGCTGCTGACGTAGACACTATGAACCGTGGCTCGGCTTCAGCTAACGCTGACCGTACTATATTTACTATAGATGACATCCAATCTACTATAGGTAGTATAGGTGGGTCTATCACAGCAGGTCAAATTGCATTTGGTGCAGCTACGGCTAATAATATTGAGGGTAACCCAAACATTACGACTAACGGGATTAGTTTATTTATCCCTGACTACATTGTTCATACGGGAGATGAGAATACTTACTTTGGGTTTAACTCTACTGAAAACTTTCAAGTTCAGACAAACGGTAACGTTCAGATTCAAGTTAACGAAAACCATGTCGCACTTTATCACAAGGTTGAGGGCGAAATGATTCGAACTAAAAGTAATGGTGTCTTGGTTACAGGTCAAATGGACTTAGCTGCTTTAAACACAGCTCCTGCTGCAAATGATTCTGCGGGTACTCTCGGTGAGATACGTTGGACAGAACTTTTTGTTTATATATGTACATTGACAGGTGCCGATGGAGCAGCAAATTGGAATAGAGCAACCTTAACATCAGGTTGGTAATAAAAAAATTAAAATGGCATATCAAAAATTACAACCCACGCAGGCAGCTGATGTTATCCTTTCAGATACCATCAACCCTATCAACCCTAGCCGTCCTTCTAATGTATCGGGAGTTAGCGCTCTACCTGTCGGGAGTAATAAACTTACGGACCTAGGTGTAGCTACCCTGAATAAATCAGGTAATGGAACTACTTTATCGGCTACAACAGGTAATGGAACTACTTTTCTTCGTTCAAGTGGCACTCTTGGCGTTCTAACAACACGTTCAACAGGTGCAACTGATGGTGTAGCTGCAGCATTTAAGTTAGAGGACAGTCTTGCTGATTTCTCTGCGTCACCTGCAGTAAATGTAGGGGATACTGTACGTAACTCTGCCACTAACGCTACTGCTTTAGTTACTGTTATCGTTTCGACAACAGTCCTTACTCTCGATACAGATATAATGCCTGTTGTAGGACAAAACTATACTATCTATGAAAAGAATACTTTATATGACGTAGCTGCTGATTTTGTCTCTGCCCCCGCTGTTATTATAGGAGATATAGTATATAACACCACTGATTCTACTCAGTCTCAAGTTTTAAATGTTATTGATGCTCAGAATATTAGATTATTATCTGAGATTTTTTCTTCTGATATAGAAACCTATGAGGTCCGTACATCGAAGACTTTATATGATTCTTCAGCTGACTTTATTACAGACGGAATTGCTGCAGGAGATATAGTGTATAACACTACTGATTCTACTGAATCTGTAGTTGTATCTGTTACGAATCTTACTACTCTTGTACTTCAAACCAATATCTTTCAAAATATAGCTGACGCTTATCAGATTAATGATGACGATACGCTATATGACGCTGCAGCTACCTTTACTACATCTCCTGCTGTGATGGCGGGTGATACTGTATATAATTCAACTACAGACGCACTTACTACTGTCCTATCTGTGAGCAGCTCTACTACTCTTGTTATTGCAGACAATATATTTACGAGCACGCCTCAAGCCTACAACACATATACAGGTCAAGGTTTCCGAGATAAAGTCTCTATAGGTGGGCTAGTCCTTAATGAAGCCACTAATACTTTAACTGCGGTAACTGCAGTTTCACAAACTCAATTGACCTTTGGTTCAAATGTTTTCCCTAGTGCAGGCGTTAAGTTTAAAGCATACGGCAACGCTGCTCAGATGAACACTGATACGGAGGCTTTCGTAGTCTACGTTGCCGCTGACGATGCCTCTGCAGAAACAAACCTTACTATTAAAGTTACTACAGCTGCAGGTAATGATATCTCATTCAATAACTATCCTCTAGGTACTTTCCTTCCGGTACAGTGTTTACGAGTATGGGCTACAGGCACGGATGTCCTAGCTACTAATGTCGTTGCGCTATGGTAACTATCTCTATAGGAATTTCTGTATCATGATTACACGCCCTGATTGGAACACCACCGTTTCTTTTAATATCTCTATCGAGTATATATACATAGAAAACTAGATAAGTTTTTTTCTTGTATCTTTGGCCTATGGCAAGAATAAGCACATATCCATTAGACACCGCTGTCGTAGGTACCGATAAGTGGATAGGAAGTGATTCCCAACAGCTCTTTGCCACAAAAAATTTCACCGCTAATGCGGTAGCGGAGTTTATAAACGGATATAACAAAGTTGAGTCTACCTCTTTGCGGTATGAATACCGTGACTATAACGTCCATCCTTCTATGGAGCCGGGTACTATTAGTTTCTCTAGCTATATAGGCGGGAATACAAATTTTAGTACGGTAACTTCTTTTAAGATAAGTCAGACTCAATTGCAGCGTGACTTAGACTCTCTTGCAAATTTCTATACCAATCCTCTTATAGGGTCTATGGTTATGATTTCCCAATGCGATAAGATTTCTAATTGGGGAGCTTTTAAATGGGTTAACTCTATCCAAGATGGTATTAGTACCACTTTTTATGATATCACTCTTCAGTATGTTTCGGGTCCCGGATTTTTCGAGGACAAGAAAGATTACTTCATTAGTATCCTCACATACGATACTAATTTAACGAGCGATAAAAATTTCGTCTACACACAGGTCGGAGCAAGTAATACGTGGCAAGTTACTCACGGATTAAACAAGCTCTGTGCAGTAGATGTAGTAAGTGATACAGATGATATCATATATCCGAATATCGAATACACAAGTTTAAACACAGTAACAATCACATTCTCGACTCCTATAGAGGGGCAAGCATTCTTTAATTAAAACATTATGGCTATATTATTTTACGACTCCATCTCTCTTGACAAGCAAGAAATCCAAGACGTTAGTTTACAAAAACTTCCTTCCAACCCCGTAGCCGGAGCAGACTCGTATCAAGGTAGAATTATCTTCACTAAAGATTCTTCTAATCCTACTTTAGCGGGTACCCTTTCATACTTTGATGGGTCGGATTGGATAAACCTTGATGGAGTGGGAGCTGTAACTTCTGTTAGTGCTATTTCACCTACAGCTTCGAGCGGTTCTGAGCCTCTTGTTATCACCCCTACTACGGGAGCTGTTACTATTAAGGCTTTATCATATTCGGGTGGTACTTCTGTAGGATTTGTACCTTCAGGTAGTGGAGGAACGGCTACTCTCTTCCTTAATGGTGCGGGTGGATGGACTGCTCCTACGGGCGGGATGACAAATTGGAAAATTGATGGAGATAGTGGCCCTATCCAAACCGTTGCTGATGGTCAGACCGTAGATATTTTGGGTGGAACTAAGATGACTACTGTAGCTTCTGCAACTAGGACTATTACTATCAACCATGACGATACAAGTAGAACAGATACTACAAGTACTGCCTCTCCTGCTTTTGGAGGGACTTTTACAGCTCTTACCTCTATAACTTCGAGCGCTACGGGTCACGTTACAGCAGTTAATACCGCTACGTATACCCTACCTAGCTATACAGATATTAATACTACGTACACCCTTCCGGTAAGTGCGGGAGGTGGTAATGATGCAGACATTGTCCTTACCTCAGGAGGTACGGGGGCGGGAGGAAACTCTACAGTTACTGTAAGCGGAACTTCTACAGGAATTGTGGTAAGTGAATCTACAGGTAATGACGGAAGTATTACTTTAGGTTTACAGGACGCTGTAACTATAGCTACCTCTTTAACTGTAGGAGGCACTACTACTTTAGGTAGCACTTTAGACGTTACAAGTAGCACAACCCTTGGCGGCACTCTTGCTGTAACGGGAATAGCTACTTTTACTGAGATACCTGTTATCCCTTCTGCTCTCCCTACAGCCGCTAATCAAGCCGCTAATAAAGCGTATGTAGACGATGTCCTTACGGGAGGAGTTGTTTTCCAAGGTACATATGATGCTAGTACTGTTCCGGGAAGCCCCGACCTTACTTCAGCATCAAGTATAGTTGTAGAAAAAGGATGGGCCTACACTGTAGATGCTGCCGGAACTTTCTTTGGAGAAGATGTAGAGATAGGCGACCTTTTAATCGCTAATGAAGATATGGCATCCGGGGCTTCAACCCTTGTTAAGTGGTCTGTTCTACAGAACAACGTAGTCGAAGCTACGGACTCGATTTTCGGAATTGCAAAGTTTACAAACGGAAACGGTTTTGAACTTACTATGACTACTGCGGGAGAGCCTAAACTTGCTCCCCATACAATTGGTTATACTACGTCGGCTAACAACGTCCCTACTATCACTACCAATGCTTTCGGTGTTGTAACGGCTATTATAGATACTCTTATTGATATCCCTGCTTCTCAGGTAAGTAACTTTACGGCTACTACAAAAACGGTAGTAAACTCCTTAAGAAAAGCAATGCTTATCCCTATTCCGGCAAGTCCTACTAGTCCTATTACAGTTACTTTATATCACCAATTAAATAACCCTGACCTTTCTGTTCAGGTATATAATGCCTCTACATATGACACTGTATATCCTCAGATTAATAGAATTGATGATGATAATATAGGTGTGACTTTTGCTATTGCTCCTGCTTCTAACGCTTTTAAAGCATTAATATTTTAAAACATGGCTATTTATTTTTACAACGGTGTTGGGACTGAAAAACAAGAGCTTCAAGATGTAAGGTTAGAGAGGTTAAGCTCAAACCCTACCGCATACCAAGGGAGGATATATTTCAATACTACTAGCAACCTACTTGTATTCTATGGTGGGTCTACTACCGGGTGGGTAACTCTCGATGGAACGGGGAATGTAGACCAAGTCCTTCTTGATGCTACTACTTCTATTTCTACGGGTAATCCTATTTCTACTACTACCGCTTCCGATGTAGTTACTGTTAAAGCTCACTATTATGGAGGAGACACTTTAGAGGGTTTTGTCCCTACTCTTGCTTCTTCTGATAGCACTAAGTTTTTAGATGGAGCAGGAAATTGGAGTATCCCTACAGGGAATATGACTTCATGGGAGTTAGATGGAGATAACAATTCCCCACAAACAGTTCTTGATGGAGAGACGGTTCTAATCCTAGGGGAGACAGGTCTTATATCTGCAGTAGCCTCATCGGGAGATACCATTACAGTAAATCATGAGAATATAACTCGCAGTAATACGACTACTACTCCAACGCAATTGGCTGAAGGGGGTACCTTCCCTACTATTTCAACCGTTACAAGTGAAGATACCGGACCTCCTAAAGATTTAGGTCATATCTCGGCCATAGATGTTCAGACGATTACGGTTCCTTCTACCACTTCTAATAATACAACCTACTCTTTAACTAGTTCAGGAGCTGTAATGACCCTTACAGGTAGTGACTCTACTACGGAAACTGTTACATTTATAGGTACAGCAAGTGAAGTTACTCTAGGTGGAGCTAGTGCCAATACTATAGATGTTTCCCTTCCGGCTAGTGTATCTCTCGTTGATTCTTTAACCGTTACAAGTTCTTCCGGTTTTGTTCAAATAAATGGCTTGATAATAGCTACTAGTGGAAGCCATATTTTCAGAGATACTTTAGACGTAACAGGTATCGCGAATTTCGGTGTTGTTAATATCCCCGTTATAAGTAAACTTTATGCTGACTACGCTCAAAGTGGAACCGGGTCAGCCGAGCAGTGGGTAAATAAAATCTATGTAGATACAGCCGCTCAAACGAGTATTGTCTTCCAAGGTTCTTATGCCGCTGACGGGACTCAAAGTGTTCCTACCGGAACATCTATAGAAAAAGGTTTCGCCTATGCTGTTACTTCAGGTGGTACAGGAAATGGAACTCCCTTTTCTTGGAGTCCTGCTTTAGACGAAGGAGACTTTATATATGCTAACGTTACTGACCCTAGCTCTCAATCGGATTGGACTCAGATACAAAACAATATAGGTAAAGCTTCCGAGTCTGCTTATGGTATAGCAAGATATCTAGATGCAAACGGGTGGGACACTACTATGACGAAAGGACAGCCTGTCCTTAAAACTCGTGGAGCCGATTCCGGGGGTACTGCTACAGCTATGCCTTCTCTTACTATGGGGACCGATAACTTCGGTCTTGTTGATAGTATATCTAATACCAATATCTCTATTACGGCAGATATAACTCCTGCCTCATCACAAGTTAATGATTTCAATACAGCCTCTGAGACGGTGTATGATGACTATTCTACATCTTTTTCTGTAGGAAGTGGAGGAGCTACATATACTGTAACACACAACTACGGCACAAGAGATGTCTTTGTACAAGTTTTTGATAGCAACGATAACAATATATTTTGTAGAGTTACAAGACCGACTACTAGCACTGTTCAGGTGCTCTTTAGCTCCAATGTAACCGCTTCGCTACCTATGACCGTTCTATGTAACGCGATGTCTCTCGCGTAATTAAATTAAATAAAATCAAATCATGGCAATTGAATTTCTTGATGATGTAAAAGTTGAAGCAAATATTGAGATTACAGGTTATCTAACAGATTCTGCTTCAAGTTCAGGGGCAAATGGATTTATACTCTCTTCTACTACTATAGGGACTGCGTGGATTAACCCGAATACACTTGATAATATAGCAAATACAGATTTATCCTTAACGGCAAATAGGATTCTTTATTTTGGGCCGGCAGGTTTATCTAATAAAACCCTTGAGTTTTTAGATAATGTAAATACAAGTGTAAGGATTATTAAATTTACTGATGCAGATATAGAGATGGCAAAAGAGGTTCATCTAAAATCTGTTTCTGCTACTACTGTACCTTTACATTTCCATGGACCTTCTTCTTCCGCATTTTCGGTCTCTCTTCAAGCGCCTACTCTTTTGGAATCCACTGCGTATACTTTGCCTAAAAAAGATGGGACTAGTAAACAAGTTCTTTCTACTAACGGGAGCGAAATATTAGATTGGGAGGATGGGATAAACATTGGGACTTCTAACCTTACTGTCATCGGAACAGGCACCCCTAGAACCTTAACTCTTTCTTCGGGGAATGGTTCTAACTTTAAAATTCTTGATTCGAATACAAATCCATTTATCAACTTCCAAAAAGGTAGAACGGATGTATACAGCACATTAAGGATACTACCTAAATCAGGCTCTTCTTTCGGAGGTGTACTTCAAATTTATGAGGGAGATACCTATGGGAGTGGATACGTGGGGTTAAAGGTAGGGGCTTCTCACTCTGCCTCTATAAGTTACACCCTTCCTACAGGTCCTCCCGCTTCAAATAAAGTCCTTCAGTCTACTTCCGCAGGTGTTATGTCTTGGGTGGCTGCAGGAGGAGCAGACACAAATATTGCCAATACCAACCTTACTACTGATAATGTAGGTAGAACATTGACTTTAATTAATAGTGGAAGTTGGGGAATTTATGATAACAATGCTTCAATGGTGGCTAGTTTTTCATCGGGTACTATACTACTTCAGTCAACTGTTCAGATAATTTCTGATACTGCAAGCGCAAACGCTTTAGAATTTCGTGGAAACACTTCTTCAGGCGCTACTTATGTTATTGGTTTACAAGCTCCTGACAGCGTTACTGCCGACGCTCCATATATACTTCCTCAACTTCCTGCCACTTCAGGACAAGTTCTTTCCTCTACTTCCGCAGGTGTTATGTCTTGGCAAGATAGCGCCCCTATGTTAGTTATGGGAGGTGGAGGATACCTTCCTATAACTACGCTTAATGATAATGGGGATAGAGCTGTATTATTAGGGGGAGTGTTTGGATTCTGTGATTATGATTGGAGTATAGATATGGGTACGAGTGTTCCTAGTATTACAGGTTTAGGAAATCCGGGAACTGATACTTCTCCCGGAAATGCTCTAAGGGTATATACAGGTATATTTAAAACCCCCACTTCGGGGACCCCGGTTGTTTCAGGGGTTATTAACCCCGCTCACGCTTCGGAAGTGGCGGGTAAAGTAGCATATATATATGTTTATAAACTTCCTACAGGAGCGGTGTCAAATATGCTTACAGGAGCAGACCAAAGTGCTGAAATACAATATGAGTTAGTCGCTTCATCAAAAATAACTTTTGGTTCTTCTTTTGGAGGGTCAAATATTACTTACCCTATTAGTTTTGAGTCTACAAATGGTTATGACGTAAATAAAGATGATTTTTTATTTGCAACCATGACATATGAAGGTATTGTCACAGCAACTCGAACTTTTGGTGTTAATTTTAGCCTTAATATAGTATAATGGAATATGAAGTAATAGCTCTAGGGATAGGGATTGTATCCGGTATGTTAGGAACATGGATTAAGATGACTAACGAAGTAACGAAAATAAAATCTCGCTTATACTCTTTAGAAAAATCTGAAACTAAAGTGGAACAAACTTTAGATATTCTAGTAGAGGGGATGAACGAGATAAAACTTTTGCTTGCTGAAAGAGGAATCAGGAAAAAATGAGAGACTTAAAAAGAATTATCCTACACTGCTCTGCTACCCCTGAAGGGAGAGAGGTTAGTGTAGAAACTATCCGAGGATGGCACTCCGACCCTCCTCCACAAGGAAGGGGATGGTCAGATATTGGATATCACTACGTCATCCACCTTGATGGAAAGACAGAGATAGGACGCCCTATAGAGGTGCAAGGTGCTCATGTTTCCGGGGAGAATGAGGATTCCATCGGAATATGCTATATCGGTGGTGTAGACGCCGCTAATGAGCCCAAAGACACTATGACCGTTCCACAAGAAATTGCTTTTGTGGAGATAGTTAAAAGTTTAAGGCTTATATTTGGAGAATTGTCCATTTATGGGCATAATGAATTTTCAACCAAAGCATGTCCTTCTTTCTCAGTAGAGGAAAAGTTCGGCTTCTTAAATTAATTAATATGGAATTTGTAACATTAAATTGGTCAGTAATTGCCTTGGCAATTATCACGGCTGCGGGTACATTAACAGCGTTAACGGAAACTAAGAAAGATGACAGAATTGTCAACGTTCTTTCTCGTATACTTCAAGCTGTAGTAATGGGCAAAAATCGTAAGGGATAAAGCCTTATATTTGAACTAAATTAAATTAAATCTATTATAATGTCTGATACAATTAAACTATCTCCTGAAAAGGAACTTACGGCTGAAGAACTTACATCTTTACAACAGCTTCTCTCTGCTTTTAACCAAGCTAAAATTCAACTCGCTGACGCGACTATGGCTCAACAAGATGCTTTAGATGCGGTTATGGCTACTAAAACAGGATTTGCAGGTATGGAAGAGAAACTTGTAGAAAAATATGGCAAGGATGTTAGTGTTAATGTTCAAACAGGAGCAATAACACAAAAAGAAGATGGCGCGGATTAGCACATACCCAATTGACGCAGTTGTAGATACCGGTGATTTACTTATTGGAACCGATAGTGAAGATTCAAATATAACCAAGAACTACACCATTGCTAGCATAATAGCTCTTGCTGAATCATCAATTGATTTAGCGGAGGTATTAGCTGTTGGCAATACAGCTACCAATAACATCAACCTTACGGGTATCATGACCGCAACTACGGTTAATGGTACTAATGGTACTATAGGTGTTTTTAGTTCTACTACGGGAACAATAGTTACTCTTGGTTCTACTACGGGTAATATAACTACGGTCAACTCTACCAATATAGTCAATTCATCATTGGTATCTACTGCGAACCTAACGGCTACAGCAGGTATAACAAACAACTTGCTTTACATTGACTCTGCAGGTAGTAGCGGAGCGCTAAATCAGGTGCTTTTAAGTACAGGAACAGCTACGTTATGGGGGAATCAAGTTACATCAACTTGGAACTTAGACGCAGACTCAGGTGGTCCACTGACAATCTCTGATGAAGATGGTGTTAATTTGGACGGGGGTACATACATAACTACAGTACTAGCAGTACCTGTTTCTCCTGAGAATAAGGTCATCTCTATCACACACGACGACACAGCTCGAACTGATACACCTCTTACACCTACCGCACTTGCTTATGGTGGGACATTTACAGCTATATCATCTGCTACTACCAATGCTACAGGCCACGTTACAGCTACTGATGTTACTACCTATACCCTTCCTGCAGCGAAAGCATATATAGGGGCAAGAGCGAATATGGCAGGACAGACTACCTCTTTAACTGTAATAACAGAATGGTATGGGTTAAACTATCTTCTAGCGAATGTAACAGCAAGTTTATGGACCACTCAAGTAAATGTAGCGGGTTATCAGACTAAGATACGATATGATGGCTCTCCGGACCAAATGTTTAATATTACCGTTACTTTTACTATAAACGGTTGGACTGTAGGGGATATAGCAGAATTTGCACTATATAATGGAACTGTTAAAATCCCAAGCTCTGAACAGAAGATAGAGGCTACCTCTAGCTTATATACTACAGGGACTTTACAGGCTATGCAATTTATGAGTACGGGAGATTTTATTGAAGTATACGCTAAAGCTCCTACAGCTACTACTATAGTTTCTGTAGACTATTTAACTATATCTGCTGTCCCTGTATGAATCGAGATATTAGAAAAATATCTGTAGGACCTGACTATAAAGGTGGAGCTATGCACTACATTGTAGGGCAAGCTGTTTTAAGCGGAGCGTATAAGATTCATCATATACGGCAAGAGATTGACAGCCATTCAATTTTAATTTGGATAGAAAGAGAGAAGACTGTTGTCTTATGGAAAGAGTTTCGTGAGACGATGCCTGTTTCTATTGAGTACAACATAAACTTTTAATGAAATCACCTTTTAATTTTATCGTCCAACCTGCTTTAGGGAGGCGCTACTCCAATACGAAAAAAATTGGAGGAATAGACCTTATTATAAGCAGCTCAGAAGAAGATGCTTCCGCATCCAATCGTGAGGCTATAGTAAAAGAATTGCCTATAGGGTATAGTGGTCCTATTAAAATAGGAGACACTTTGCTTGTACACCACAATGTCTTTAAGTTCTATAACGATATAAAGGGTAGAAGAAAAAGCGGGAAGAGTTTTTTCCGTGACGACCTCTTCTTTGTGGATGCAGACCAATTTTTCTTATATAAGCAAAATGGCTCATGGCATTCACATGACAGGTTTTGTTTTGTTAAACCTGTCTCTATGGAAGAGTCATTACTTTCTAAGCCGGGTAGCAAAGAGCCTCTTATGGGGATTATGGAGTATCCTAATAAATACCTCCTTAGTCAGGGAGTAGGTAAAGGGACTAAAATATCTTTCACACCTGATTCTGAGTATACTTTTGATATTGATGGAGAGGAGTTGTATAGGATATATGACCATCAGATAACTATGGCAAATGGAATCTAATGAGCTTAAAATAAAAATAATTGCAGCAGGGAAACGTGCTGTAGAACAATTGATTAAGGTTGCTTTAGAGGATATCATAAAGCCTGACCCGGAAGATGAATTAGCTGCAGACAGGCTAAAGAATGCTGCTGCGACAAAGAAGCTCTGTATATTTGATGCATTTGATATCTTAGCTAAGATTGAAGTTGAACAAGAAAACATTAACTTAGCGAGTAGTAACGGAAGTCGGACCGATAGTAAGCAGGGATTTGCAGAACAAAGAGCAAAAAAATAAACTATATAAGACGGTACACAGTTTAGTACCGACTAATGTTATGTCTAAAAAAAACCGTGCAAAAGCATGGCAATATGGATACAACTCTAAGTATGACATTATAATTATTTCCACAACAGGGCAGCTTGGAAAGATAATACATGTATCAGGAATAAATATTGGACTTCCTCTTGCCCCTAAAGAGATACATGCGGAAGAGAAAAAAGAATTACAGTATTGGAAACGTATTGAATTACCTAAACCTTTAGCTAGAATAGCATCTATATTTCAATGGAATGATATGCCCTCAGGTTTTAAGGATAGGTGGATAGATTATATCGAAAGGGAATTTGACCAAAGAGAGCATGGGCATTGGTTTATGAATAATGGTATACCCACCTATATCACGGGGGCTCACTATATGTATTTACAGTGGGCAACTATAGATGTAGGGTTTCCTGACTTTCGTGAAGCAAATAGAGTATTCTTTATGTTTTGGGAAGCCTGTAAAGCCGACACCCGATGTTTCGGTATGTCCTACTTAAAAATTAGGCGTTCAGGATTTTCTTTTATGGGGTCTTCAGAGTGTGTAAATACCGGAACTTTAGCCAACGATGCTAGGGTAGGTATACTTTCTAAAACAGGTTCTGATGCCAAGAAGATGTTTACCGATAAGGTTGTTCCTATAGCTAATAGGTTACCCTTTTTCTTTAAGCCTATACAAGATGGTATGGACAAACCTAAAACTGAGCTAGCGTTTAGGATACCGGCCTCTAAGATTACAAAAAAGAATATGCATCTACTATCTATTGATGAGTTGGATGGATTGGATACCACTATTGATTGGAAGAATACAGACGATAACTCCTACGATGGAGAAAAGCTATTACTCCTTGTACATGACGAGAGCGGTAAATGGATAAAGCCAAATAACATCTTAAACAATTGGCGTGTTACAAAAACATGTTTACGTTTAGGTAGTAGAGTTATAGGAAAATGCTTAATGGGGTCTACTTCTAATGCATTAAACAAGGGAGGGGATAATTTTAAGAAGCTATACGATGAATCAAGTGCAAGTCTACGCAATGGAAACGGACAAACTCGAAGTGGCCTTTATTCTTTATTTATTCCTATGGAATATAATATGGAGGGATTTATTGACCGATTTGGAGAACCTGTAGTTGATGCACCCCTCAAACCTGTTAGAGGCATAGACGATTTAATGATTGATTCGGGAGCGTTAACGTATTGGGAGGCTGAGGTAGAGTCTTTAAAGAATGACCCTGACGCTTTAAATGAATTTTACAGACAGTTCCCTCGCACTGAGTCACACGCTTTTAGGGATGAAAGTAAATCTTCTCTATTTAACCTTACTAAAATCTATCAGCAGTTAGACTACGCTGAGTCTTTAATCCGAGAACAGTATGTTACTCAAGGGTCTTTTGGATGGAAAGATGGAAAGATAGATTCACAAGTTGTTTTCTATCCTGATATTCGAGGAAGATTTAGAGTAGGATGGACTCCTAATCCTGTATTACAGAATAGAGTAGAGACAAGAGGGGGTATTAAGTATCCCGGAAACGACCATATTGGGTCTTTTGGGTGTGACTCTTACGATATATCAGGAGTTGTAGGGGGTGGGGGGTCTAATGGAGCCCTTCATGGTATGACGAAGTTTCATATGGATGAAGCTCCTACCAATGAGTTTTTCTTAGAGTATGTAGCTAGACCTCAAACGGCAGAGATATTTTTCGAAGAAGTTCTTATGGCCTGTGTATTTTATGGTATGCCTATCCTTATAGAGAATAACAAGCCTAGATTGCTTTATCACTTTAAGAATAGAGGGTATCGAGGGTTTTGTATGAACCGACCTGACAAGCATTTTAATAAACTTTCCAAAACTGAGCGAGAGCTAGGGGGGATGCCCAACTCTTCGGAGGATATAAAACAGGCGCATGCTTCAGCTATTGAGTCATATATAGAGAAGCATGTTGGGTTAGATTTAGAAGGTCTTTTTCGAGATACAGATGAAATGGGAACTATGCCTTTTGTAAGAACGCTTGAGGATTGGGCTAAGTTTGATATAAGCAATAGAACGTCTTATGATGCCACTATTAGTTCGGGTCTTGCTATAATGGCAAATCAAAAACACCTATACACTCCCGTGCAAAAGACGAAAAAATTAAGCCTTACCTTCGCTCAGTATAGAAATAATGGAATAACAAGTGAAATAATTAGATGAAAAACGTTAATATAAACCTGTCATCTGCCGGATTTCCTAGCCAATTTGTATCTGATGCGGAGAAGGCAACAGATGAATTTGGACTACAGATTGGTCAAGCTATTCAATATGAATGGTTTAAAAAAACTAGTAATCAATGCAGATTTTACAATCAAGCAAGTGATTTTAATAGATTACGTTTGTATGCTCGTGGAGAACAATCTGTTGCAAAATATAAAAATGAACTTGCTGTTGATGGAGATTTATCTTATCTAAATTTAGATTGGACCCCTGTACCTATCCTTCCTAAGTTTGTGGATATCGTTGTTAATGGTATGTCTGAACGCTTATTTAAAGTTAAAGCATATGCTCAAGATGCTATATCTCAATCTAAGAGAAGTAAGTATCAGAATATGATTGAGGGTCAGATGGCTGCAAAGCCCATACTTGAAACTATCCAAGCGAAAACAGGTTTAGACCCATTCACTATGAATCCGGAGGATTTACCTACTAATGATGAGGAATTGCAGCTATATATGCAGCTTAATTATAAGCCTGCTATTGAGATTGCAGAAGAGGAAGCTGTAAACACTATTTTTGATGAAAATCATTATGATGATATTAGGCGCCGATTAGATTATGACCTAATGGTATTGGGTATATCGGTAGCCAAGCACGAATTTTTACCCGGCACAGGAGTTAAGTTAAGTTATGTAGACCCCGCGAATGTGGTCTATAGTTACACAGAAGACCCTCAGTTTAAAGATTGTTTCTATTGGGGAGAGATAAAAACAGTTGCAATTACAGAATTAATAAAAATAGACCCCACTCTTACTAAAGAAGATTTAGAAGAAATTTCTAAACGTGGGCAAAGTTGGTATGATTACTATAATGTCGCTCAGTTCTATGACAATGATATCTTCTATCGAGATACAGCGACTTTAATGTATTTTAATTATAAAAGCACAAAAAAGATTGTATATAAGAAAAAGAACTTAGAAGGAGGAGGCTCTAGGATGATTGAAAAGGATGACCAATTCAACCCACCGGATGAGATGATGGAAGAAGGAGGGTTTGAAAAGATTGAAAAGACTATTGATATGTGGTATGATGGGGTTATGGTTATGGGAACCAATATCATTCTTAAGTGGGAGGCTGCAGAGAATATGGTACGTCCAAAATCTGCTTCTCAATATGCTATACCTAATTATGTAGCTTCAGCTCCTCGTATGTACAAAGGGGTGATAGAGTCTTTAACTCGCAGAATGATTCCTTTTGCTGATTTAATTCAGATAACACATTTAAAGTTACAGCAAGTAATATCTAAGGTAGTTCCTGATGGAGTGTATATAGATGCTGACGGATTAAATGAAGTAGATTTAGGCACGGGTAATGCATATAATCCTGAAGATGCTTTAAGATTATACTTCCAAACAGGTTCTGTTATTGGAAGAAGTTATACACAGGAAGGTGATTATAACCAAGCTAAGGTACCTATCACGCAACTTACATCTAGTTCAGGAGCTAGCAAAGCGCAGATGCTTATACAAAATATGAATCATTATTTACAGATGATTCGTGATGTAACGGGGCTTAATGAGGCTAGAGATGGCTCTACTCCTGACCCATATGCTTTAGTAGGGGTTCAGAAGTTAGCGGCTTTAAACTCTAATACAGCTACAAGACATATTTTAGACTCAAGCCTGTATATGTATAGGACTTTAGCTGAAAGTTTAACATATAGAATTTCAGACATTTTAGAGTATGCTGACTTCAAGGAAGAGTTTGTTAATCAAATTGGAAAATACAATGTTAGTATTCTTGAAGATATTAGTGATTTATATATATATGACTTTGGTATTTTTATTGAAATAGCTCCTGATGAAGAGCAAAAAGCAATGCTTGAGTCTAATATTAATATGGCACTATCTAAAGGAGATATTAATCTTGAAGATGCTATTGACGTCCGTGAAATACGTAACTTAAAATTAGCTAATCAACTTCTTAAGATGAAGCGTATAGCTAAACAAGACCGTGAGGAGCAGATGCAGATGCAACAGCAAGCTATGGCAGCTCAACAGCAGCTTCAGTCTCAAAAGATGGCACAGGAGGTTCTTATGCAACAGAGTCAAATGGAGATTCAAGGTAAGATGCAACTTAAGCAGGCTGAGGTAGCTTTTGATATTGAGAAGATGAATAACGAGGCTCAACTCAAAGAACAGCTTATGAATGTTGAGTTTAATTATCAGATGCAATTGAAAGGTATGGTTGAAAATAATATCCAAACTAGAGACACTCAAAAAGAAGATGCAAAGTCTGATAGGATTAGTCAGCAGAATACTCAACAGTCTAAACTTATCAATCAAAGGAAGAATAATTTACCTGCACAGAACTTCGAATCTAATGAAGACAGCTTGGATGGGTTTGACCTTGCTGAGTTCAATCCAAGGTAAGTCTAATTTTCTAACATTTTTAATGTAACTTTGATAAAAATCTAATCATATGGAAATGAAAGTACGTCTTGTAGAAGAAGGTGAGCAAAAATCTGCTGCCGAAGTTGAATCTTCATTGCTTGAAAAGCATGAGGAGAGTTTTAACGATGCCCCTAAAGAAGTCGCACCTGAAGAAGTCGCACCTGAAGAGGTTGCATCTGAAGAGGTTGTGCCTGTGGTAGAAAGACCACCATTGGAAGAGACTGAACTGTTATCTATTATTAGCGATAGACTAGGAAGAGAAATCAACTCTTTAGACGATTTAAAAGAGGCGAGAGAAGAGTCCGGAGAAATGGACGAAGAGGTGTCAGCGTTCTTTAAGTACAAAAAAGAAACGGGCCGTGGTGTAAAAGACTTTGTTCAATTAAACAAAGACTACGACACTATGAATCCCGATAATCTTATCAAGGAGTATCTAACGGCAACGGAAGAAGGACTTGATGAAGAGGATATAAACGCTATGATGGAGGATTATACTTTTGATGAAGACCTCGATGATGAGGGTGACATTAGAAAAATCCGACTAGCAAAAAAGAAAACTATTGCAAAAGCGAAGAGATTCTTTGAAGATGCTAAAGAAAAATACAGCGTTCCCCTTGAGTCTATTGGGTCGCCTTCTTTAGATAACTCAGAAGAGTATGCCGAGTATAAGCAATATACCGCTAACGCGAAGACCGCTCAGGAAGAGCAAGTACGTAGACTAGCTTGGTTTAATGAAAAGACAAACGAAGTTTTCGGTGATGAATTTAAAGGTTTTGAGTTCAAATTAAATGACCGTCCCTACACATTTGCTCCCGGAGACAGGACAGAATTGAAAAAGCAACAGGAAACACCTATGAATTGGATAAACCAATATCTAGATGAAAAAGGCTTAATTAAGGACGCCGTGGGTTACCATAGGTCACTAGCGATAGCAATGAACCCCGAAAAGTTTGCCAAGTTCTTTTATGAACAGGGTCAATCGGAAGCAGTTGATGGAGTTATGCGTAAGACAAAGAATATTAATATGTCTGAACGCAATACTCCACAAAATTCAACTTCTAAGGGGGGCATGCAAGTTCGTTCTGTAAACCCTGAATCAGGACGAGGTTTAAAAATAAGAAGTGCACAACGTACTACTTAATTAATTATTAAAATAAAACTATTATGGCAGTAAAAGCCGACCCAACATTTGCGTTGCAACCGAGTGCCCAACAGGTACCGACGTCAACCAATTATATTACCAACTTCGATTTCTTAAATCAGTATCTTCCTGATACATACGAGAAAGAGTTCGAGCGTTATGGTAATCGAACACTCGCTTCTTTCCTACGTATGGTAGGAGCTGAGATGCCTTCTAACTCTGACCGCATCGAGTGGGCAGAACAAGGACGTTTACACATCAAGTATGAAAAGTGTACTACAATTATTCAGGCAGCTCCCGGACAACCTATAGCAACATTTACTATTCCGGGCACTAACTTTGACCCCGCTCTTGTAGGTGGAACAGCACCTACAGAACAGGCTATCCGTAAAGGTCAGACTGTATTTATTCAGTCAACAGGAGCGGGTGGATTTAACAGTTCTCCTCTTTCTCTTAAAGCTATTGTAACAGGAACTACAGCAACTACAATTGATGTTGCCTTCTACAATGCTGCAGGTATGACTAATTTAAATGCAGCAGCTGAGTTCACTATCTTCATCTACGGTTCTGAGTTCAGAAAAGGTTCTGAAGGAATGTCAGGCTCTTTAGAGGCTGATGATATCTTCTTCAATAACTCACCTATTATCATTAAAGATAAGTATGCAGTATCAGGTTCTGATATGGCACAGATTGGATGGGTTGAAGTAAGTACAGAGAATGGCGCTAACGGATATCTATGGTATCTAAAGTCTGAGCATGAGACTCGTCTTCGTTTCGACGATTACTTGGAGACTGCAATGATTGAAGCTGTACCTGCAGAAGTAGGTTCAGGAGCTATAGCCGAAACAACCTATGGAAACAAAGGTTCTGATGGTGTATTCTACGTGGTAAACAACCGTGGAAACGTTTGGACAGGAGGCCCTCCGGTAGATTTAGCAGGATGGGATTCTATCATAAGCAGACTTGACAAGCAAGGAGCTATTGAAGAGAACGTTGTCTTTGTTAACCGTAACTTCGGATTCCAAATTGACGATATGTTAGCTGCACAAAACTCTTACGGAGCGGGTGGTACTTCATATGGTCTATTCGATAACGATAAGGAGATGGCATTAAACCTCGGATTCACAGGATTCCGTCGTGGATATGACTTCTACAAGTCTGATTGGAAATACCTCAACGACCCAACTATGCGTGGAGGATTGAATGGAGCAGCAGGAAGCGGAACCGTTGACGGTCTCTTAGTCCCTGCAGGTTCAACTTCTGTGTATGACCAAATCTTAGGAAGAAACGCGAAGCGTCCATTCTTACATGTACGTTACCGTGCATCTGAGACTGAAGACCGTCGCTACAAGACTTGGATTACAGGTTCTGCCGGAGGTGCTGCTACAAGCGGCCTTGATGCTATGGAGGTTCACTTCCTTTCTGAGCGTGCAGTATGCACTTTAGGAGCGAATAACTTCTTTATTTTCGAGCAATAATATATATATGGTAATTGGACGAGGGAATATTCCCTCGTCCTTTTATTTTTTTTCTTAATTTAAATTTAATCCTTATGAAAAAGAACAAACTCGTTCTAAAAGACCGCACATACAAATTAGCGAATGGTGCGGCACCCCTCTCTACTTATATTAGTCCCGGAGGGAATAAGAGACAACCTATGCTTCAATTTGATGAAGACAAAGGTGAAAACCGAGAGATACGTTATGCTGCAAATCAACAGTCTATTTATGTAGACGAACAAGATGGCCACGTAGTAGTGGAACCTATTGTTTTTATTGATGGCATGCTACAAGTACCTAAAAACAACCCTGCTTTACAGAAGTTCCTTCATCTACATCCCTTAAATGGAGCTAGATTTGTGGAAATTAATCTTGAACGTGATGCTGCTGTCGAGATGGAAAACTTAAACTATGAAGTAGACGCTTTAATTGAGTGCCGTGCATTAAGCATTGAGCAGTCAGAAAATGTAGCTCGTGTAATGTATGGTATAGACCCGTCTACATTAACTACATCTGAGTTACGAAGAGACCTTTTAATTAAAGCTCGTAATGACCCACAGAGGTTTTTAGAAATTGTTAATGACCCCCATCTAAAGTTGCAGTCTAATATCCAAAATTTCTTTAGCACCTCTCTTTTAACTCATAGACGTAATAAGTCTGAGGTGTGGTTTAATACCGCATCAAGTAAAAAGAAAATGCTTACTATTCCTTTCGGAGAAGATTCTTTGGCTGCATGTGAGTCATATTTTATTACCGATGATGGAGTTGAAGCTTTAAAAATGTTGGAAACTTACCTATAAAGTCTTATCTTTATAGTAGCTTAATACTTAAAGTCAATGGTTTCGGTCAATTCTGTTTAAAGAGGGATGCAAATTGCGTCCCTTTTTTTATGCGTATATTTGGTTTTTATTAATCATCTAATTTTTTAAAGATGCAAAAATACCTTAAATTTAACACCACTGCAGGTGTTCATAACGTTCCCATCGGGAATGGATTGTATGCAGAAAAAAAGAGCGATACAGAAACAAGGCTCTATAATTCAGATTCTTTTATATATCACTACAAATTAGTAACGTCAGGTGGCACTGTTGCAACAGCAGAATTAACTGTGAGTATTATGGCAGCTTTAGAAAACGCTTCTGCAACTACTTGGCAAAACTCTGAAGTAGAGGTGAGTCTTCCTGCAAGTGCAGTGGTGGCTTCTATTGCATTAACCTTATCTCCATCATGATAAAATATATCCGTATAAAATACACCGCTTCTAAAAGCGCACTAATACCTGTAGGACAAGGTTTATTTGTTGAACTTGCAACCGCAAGTAAGGTTAAGATTTATAGCTCTGCTGACTCTAGTTATTATTTCTCTATTGATACAACAGGAGCAACCTTTGCTATGGTTTCAGCTATCCAAGCTGCATGTGTACAAGCTGCTCAAACAAGTTGGACACGACCTATATGGGATGTAGTTATCCCTGATGGTGAAGATGTTACTGATATTGCAGTTACTACATTTTAAGAGTACTTATTGACAATACATATTAGAAAGGAGCTGCTATTAGTGGCTCTTTTTTTTTGTCTATCTTTGAGGAAAGGTTTACTCATGATAAATTCCGTTAGAAACACAGTGTTGTCCATACTCAATAAGAATAATTATGGGTATATATCTCCGGCAGACTTTAACTTGTTTGCTAAACAAGCACAGCTTACAATTTTTGAGAACTATTTCTCAGACTATAATAACGCTTTAAACAAAGAGAATAAACGCACCTCAGGTACTGAGTATGCTGATGCCTCTAAGAGCATCTCAGAGTCTATAGACATCTTCTCTGTTACAAATGACTTGTCTATTGTTACTGCGGGAGCTAATGTATATAACCTTCCTTCTATAGCAACTACTTCAGATGACTTTTATCTTTTAAACAAAGTCTTATGCTTTACCGCTGCTTCGGTATTTACAGGAGAAGCCGAGGCTGTTACACATAGTAAAATTACTATGCTAAATAACTCTATGTTACTAGCTCCTACTACAGCTTTCCCGGCTTATACTATTGAAGGCAATCTTTTAACTGTTTTCCCTGCTACTATTAATGCAGCTAATCAAGTAGAAGCGCAATATATCCGCTATCCTTTTGACCCCAATTGGACATACTCTGTAGTTACAGGAGGAGAGCCTATGTATAATCCCAACCAAGCTGACTTTCAAGACTTTGAGCTTCCTATTGATGATGAGCCGCAGTTAGTAAATTTAATCCTACAGATGTGTGGAATGTCTATTCGTGAGGCTGATGTATATACATATGCACAGACTGAAGAAACTCAAAACCTTCAACAACAAGCATAATGCCGTATATCACAGATTATAATTATTACGAGAATGAAGGTGCTAATCCTACTAATGAAAATTGGGGGTCATATCAATTTGTATCCTTGTCTGATATTGTAAACAACTTTATGTTGGTTTATAGCGGAAATCATTCTCTTGTAAATAACGAAGATAGATTTAAAGTTCTCTTCCATGCTAAGAGAGCTATCATGGAGCTCAATTACGATGCCTTTAAAGAGGTTAAAATCCTTGAGCTATCCGTAGGAGACTCTTTGAGATATATCCTCCCTCAGGACTACGTTAATTGGGTTCGTATTTCTTTATATGAGAACGGCACACTATTTCCCTTAAGTGAGAATATCCAAACAAATTGGAGTAATGCCTATATACAAGACAATGATGCAAAGATTTTATTTGACCAAGATGGAAATGTCTTAAAGCCTGAGTTTTCAGATATGTCATATCAGCGTATTATAGGAACTAAGAAAAGCATATATCTTAATGCTAATAACCCTTACAATGGAATTGAAGGATGGCAGTATGACGGAAATTGGTACTTTGATTATCAAATTGGTGCTCGTTTTGGTTTGAATCCGGAGACTGCTAATGTTAATCCAACATTCTCAATAGATAAAAAAGGTGGTGTAATTAATTTTAGTTCTGTAATGAATAATAAGTTAGCAGTACTTGAGTATGTATCTGATGGTATGGAAAATGGTAATGATGCTAGTGTAACTGTTAATAAGCTATTTGAAGAGTTTGTGTATTCATATATTCGTTACTCTATCCTTAACTCAAAATTGGGTGTTCAGGAGTATATTGTAACGCGAGCTCGAAAAGAAAAAGGGGCATTACTTCGCAATGCTAAAATTCGTCTAAGTAATATTCATCCGGGCCGTTTGTTAATGAATCTTCGTGGACAAAATAAATGGATAAAGTAATATGGCAAGTACTGTAAGAAATTTCATTGCGGGTCGCATGAATAAAGTCGTGGATGAGAGACTTATCCCTAACGGAGAATATATTGATGCTTTAAATATCCGACTTGGGTCTACTGAGTCTTCTGAGATAGGGTCTGTAGAGAACTCTAAGGGGAATGACAGGCTTACCACTCTTGAGTATATAGATGGGACAGTTTTAAGCGATGACGCTACATGTATAGGCGCTTATGCTGATGGAGAGCAAGAGACTATGTATTGGTTTGTCCATGATGAAAGTTTTACTGTAGGAGCTACAGGGAAGTTGGACCTTATTGTTTCTTATAACACCACAACTTTAACACTTACCTATCACGTTATTAGTATTGACGATGGAGGAGGTGTTAACACTACTCTTAATTTCTCTAAGACATATCTTATTACAGGGATTAATTTAATAGATAACCTGTTATTTTTCACTGACGATTTAAACCAACCTAGGAGGATAAATGTCAATAAAAACTATGCTGACCCTATATCGAACATAGATGTTTTTTCTGCTGAGGATATCCTTGTTGTAAAAGCACCTCCTATTGCTGCGCCTACTATCGCTCCTTTTAATCTCCAAGGAGAAGATAACTTTTTAGAAGACCGACTTATCTCTTTTGCGTACAGATATAAATATGAGGACAATGAGTACTCTGCTATATCACAATTTTCCGCTCCTTCCTTTATCCCTGAGCAGTATGATTTAAGCGACGAGTCTTACTTAAATGAGGGGATGGTAAACTCCACTAACGCATGTATGATAACCTTTCGCACCGGAGGGCCTTTAGTAGTTGGTATAGACCTTCTATTCAAGGAAATGTCTACTGATATTATCAAAGTTATAGAGAAGATAGACAAAGCAAATGATGGTATTCCGAGTAATGTTTTTGAAACATTTTCATTTTCTAACAGCAAAATTTTTACTGTACTTCCTTCTTCTGAGATACTTCGACTGTATGACAACGTCCCTCTTTTAGCTAAAGCACAGACCGTTATGGGCAATAGGCTCATGTACGGAAACTATGTAGATGGATGGGATTTAAAGAGAGGGAGTTCGCCCACTCAATTTAACTATAGCACAGAACTTATTAGTAAGCCGATTGGGTTTAAAGAGCTTTCCTATACCCGACAAAGTTCTCAATATACTTGGGGTCTAACTCCTCAGAATATAACTAATTCACAACTAAACCTTGACCTTAGTGAAGCTGTTGGATTTTTAAAATCAGGTTCTACTATAAATCTCAATCTTGCTTTTAATCACTCTATCTTTGCAAATGGAAATCCCACAAACTCACCTATTGAAGTCACTACAGATAGTCAGTTAGATTTTTTATATACCCTTACTCAGGATTATAATTCTGTAACTGAGTTATATCAGAGTGTTGACTTCCAAACTAAGGTAGGTCTTGCATCAAATATCCTTCCTGTATATCACGCTACTGACCCTACTTCATGTGATGGATTTACTTTAACTGACCTTTTTAATTGTACTATACCTAATAGCTTATCGGGGGGAATCCCAACACCTATGTACAAGCAGGCAAGCGGTATAACCGCTGCAGGAGAACCTGTACTAGCTACTCATGCAAACGGAAGTAATGTTATTAGCTTTCAGTTTCCTGCCATGAAGTTTGTAGATATTCCGGCAGGTGGGGGATGGGCTTCTATTATTGAGTACTATACTGTTAGTGCTATTAGAACCACTTTCTCGGCTCTTGGAAGCCCTAAGAGCCTCCATAGTAACCGAGGATATGAAATAGGTATGGTGTATATGGATGAGTTCAATCGTGCCACTACAGCCTTAGTAAGCCGCAACAACACCATTCATGTTGGATGTAGTACGTCTTCTGATAAGAATCAAATTAAGGTTACTATACCAATAACGCAGGTAGCTCCTGATTTTGCCAAGAGATATAAGTTTGTTATTAAACCTGATGAAGCGTCATACAACACTGTATATACAAGTATATTTTTCTATGATACAGTAACGGCAACTGATTACTTCTTACTTCAAGGAGAGAACTCTGCCAAGATAGAGGAAGGTGATAGGCTTATTGTTAAAAAAGATATTAATGGACCTTTAAAATCTTGCACTTACGCTACCGTACTTGAGAAAAAAGCACAAGAAAAGGATTTTATTACACCTACAGACTCTGCAGGCGTAGCTATTCCCGTTCCTCAAGGGGTATATATGCAGATGAGGAACTCTGAATTTAATAGCTCTTTAATAGATGATTCCGTCTTGGTTTCTAAGGAAAATAAGGATTGCGTTACGGTTGGTTATGCCGAATTTACAAATTATTTTTCTGTGAATACATCTACCCCTAATGGTGGTGGGATTTATCCTATTTATAATATCCCTTCAGGAAGTTCTATAAATTTAAAATTTGAGTTCTCTAGACAAGGAACCGGAGATGGAGATGAGGCGTGTGAAAGAAGGATATATAAGTTTGATAAAACGTACACTTCTAGCGAAACATATGCTAATATAATTGATTGGTGGGAGGGAGATAATGTAGCGGAAACTCTTGATGATGGACAGCAAGAGGTAGGAGCGTCGGACGGTGCCGAACCTATTGAAAATTTATATGTAACTCCTGTTTTAACAGTTGCACCTGTTTCCTTTATGGATTATTATGGATTGAATGGTAGCCTTTATACAAATTACTATAGATGGTTTATGGATAGTGGGACTAATGAGATACGTTTAGCTATTACAGGGACGGCAGCATGTGGGTCTAATGACGATAAGCAGTCGTGTATAAAGAGTAAGATAACTGTTATAAGAGCCAATAATACTATCGTCTTTGAGACAGAACCGATGGATGCTTTACCTGATGTGTGGTATGAGTCATCTGAATCGTATTCTATTGATGCTCTTGGAAACCATAGCGGGAATATTACTAATCAGGATATTGCAGGTGATATTCCCGGAGTAGTTGACACCGCTTTCTTTAATTGTTTTGCTTTCGGAAACGGAGTAGAAAGCTATAAGATTCGTGACTCTATGGCAGGACGACCTCTCGCTCTTGGGAATAGAGTTACTGCAGTAGCTGCTCAAGACTTTAAAAGAGCAGACCGATATGCGGATATGACATATAGCGGGGTTTTTAATAATGAGTTTAACTTAAATAGATTAAATGAATTTAACCTTGGTCTTGCTAACTTTAAACCTTTAGAAGAGTCTTTTGGTCCTATCGAAAAGATGGTGGCTCAAGATACCAATATCCTTGTCCTTCAAGAAGATAAGATATCGTATGTCCTTGCGAGTAAGAATCTTATATCCGATTCTACCGGAGGGGGTGTTGTCGCTTCAGTTCCTCAAATTTTAGGAACACAGATAGCTAGAGTAGAAGAGTTTGGAATTAGCAATAACCCTGAGAGTTTTGCTCAATGGGGGCCGTCTAAATACTTTACAGATGCCAAGAGAGGGTCTGTTATCCAACTCACAGGAAATGGACCTGCGGAATCTCTTGCAGTAGTTTCAGAAGCAGGTATGAGAAGTTGGTTTAGGGATATGTTTATCTCAAACTTTACTACCCAAAAACTTGGAGGGTATGACCCGTATATGAATGAGTATGTTCTTGGGAATAATCTTACTACTATACCTGAAAAGATTTCATGTATAAAATGTGGAGTAACTCAAATGTATTCTATACAGGGTAAAGACGTAAGTGTGTGTTATAACCTTGGAGGCACGGTAGGGGATGTAATAATATCTTGGCCTGCTCCCCTTGTAAGCGACACTTTTTCTTTTACCGCTACTTATAACGGTTCCACGACTACTCATGGGCCTTTTAGCGCTGCAGGTACTGTAACGATTGTAAAAAACTCTGTTTCAGCCGAGCAGTTGGATATTGTATTCTCCGTTCCTTCAGCAGATGATACTGCTTTGGTTAACTTTTCAGTAGGGTGCCCTGTAGCAGATACCATTAATATTGTTTTAGTTACTCTAACTAACAATTCCGATGAAGGTAAATTAATTCATAATCAATATCGTTGGATAGACGGGTCATTTTCTTCTCCTACCCACTCGAATCAAATTCTATTTCTAACCTCTACATATGCTCGTGTGGTATCTCAATATTCTGAGATAACAGGGCCTCAAGGAGCGGGGGTTATCCCTGCTCAGGGAGCTACGGTATATATGATTTCGGATAAGCAATCGACAGATGATTACAATTTAAACGTAGCTACAGATAAATTTTTATGGCTAAAGAGCTCTACTTTATATCCAAATACTGAAGCAGGTATATCAAATTTACTTGCTGCTGCAGCGACGCTTAACCCTACGGGAACTACGCCTACTTTTTCGGCTAGCTTTTCTATGCCCTCAACAAATAATAATGACTACCTCTATCTTGTTTGGAACTACTCAACAGCTACGGAAGCAGATTTATGTAGCAGCACTATAAGCGCAGCAGATGCCTGCTGTGTTTGTGCATGCGGGGTTGGGGAGTGTATATCGTGGTTAATAAATAACACTACATCTTCTCAAGTAGTTTTAAATTATACAACTTGTGGGGGCGTAAAGACAAATATTACTTTAGGAGCTAATAACAGTGTTACCCTTTGTGCAGATGGAGCTATAACTATTGTTTCAGGACCAACAACAGGAGTTAATTTTACAATAACAGAGTGCGATTGCACATAATCATATCTAATGGGAACTATCGGAAGTTTTTACTTAAACGGGCCTAACCTAGTAACGGCAACGGGAATTTTTATGGACTCTGCGTTTACTACCTGTGCCCCCAATGGATGGTATAGCCAAGAGGGGACTGTGCGTCAGTTACTAAACTGTGTCCTTCTCCCTAGAGCTCAATGTCCGTCATGCTCAACAGCCTGCGGAGGTGTATCAATAAACAGTCCTAATTCTTTAGGTCTATATCTTATCTCTATAGAGTTAGGCTCCGCAATAGGTGCTATAAAAGTATCTTTTTCTCCGGGAGATATCCCCGATGGGATACGTGGTATCTATAATAACGGTGTGTTTAATGAGTTCAGCTCCGAAGTAGATGGATACCATGCTACCTCAGTTACGGATGGGTTAACATATATGGGGAATAGCGCTAATGTAGGGTCTTTAATAACGGGTAGTCCTCATGGTAGTATAATTGAATATGATTTCTATAATAGTATTTATACACCAAATGGTAACACTACTACCGTTGAGGTTTCTGCAGGGTCAGCTAGCTTAACTACATCTGCAGACCCTCTTACTTGTACAGCTTATATACCTAAAACACTTAGCTCTCCTACAACACTTTCTATGCAGATAGCAGAACTCCTTGGGGGTCAACCTACTCCTAGTTGGCGTTTAACTGTAGAATGTCCTACCGTCCTTACAAGCTTACCATGTACTGAAAAAAACCCTGTAGGTGGGTGTTCTAATACAGTATCCCCTTTAAATAAAACTATATTTTTAGGTAAAGTCACAGGGAGTGTAAACGTTCCTGTAGTTAACGATTGGGCCTTTAGTGATGCATATGCGGTAACAAGAAAAACTGTAGGCACCTATTTAGTCGAAGACCCCACACCTCAAAAATGGCTTGTAGGGGTAAGTTCAGATGGTGTAATTACAGCTGTTACAGCATGCCCATAATAAAAAGATATGTCAGTAACTAAAACCAACTATACTCTAACTTTTAGCCCTCCCGCACAAGGGTGGCCTTCTTTCTATTCCTATGTCCCTGAGTGGATGCAGGGTATGAATCAATACTTCTATTCTTTTTCAGGAGGCAATCTATGGAGACATAACACTAACGAGACAAGGAATAATTACTATGGGGTTCAATACAATGCTACCCTACAAAGTGTTTTCAACCAAGAACCTATGTCCAATAAAATCTTTAAGACTCTATGTTTAGAAGGAGACCACGCTTGGGCAGCTACATTTGTTAGTGAGTTGCAGACTACAGGATTTATTGATTCAGATTTCTTTGTGGAAAAAGAATTTACTTGGTTTTCATATCTTAGAAATCAAGGGGTAGTAAATATTGACACTGCACTTGAGGCTGCACAAGAGTTTCCTCTACGCTCTGCGAATGGTATCGGAAATAGTTTAACTGCTGTAGAATCACCTGCAACAGTTGTTACCTTTACTTTCCCTTTAACCCTACCTATTGGAAGTATACCTAGCATAGGTGACAGCATCTACTATGCTCTTCCTCCTACACCGCCTGAAACTATATACACTCCTATTTACTTAGGTCAAATTACGTCTATTAATGTTGATATCCCTTTGGGGACAAATACTATAGTAGTAGAGCAAGACGTGGCGGGGGGAGGTGTTCTCCCACTAGTTAATGTAACTTATGTTATGTCCACTAAGAGCCTTGTAGCTGAGTCACATGGTATACTTGGACATTATGGAGTGTTTACTCTTACTAACGGAGATACCGAAGCTGTGGAGCTATTTGCGGTTAAGTCTGAAGTCATGAAATCTTTTCCTTAAAACACCGTATCTTTGAATGCATGAGCGCCTCTCTTACAACTATATCTGAATTTGAAAAAATCTTAAGGACTTCTCCTGAGGATTTGCTTGGGCATGTCCATAAAAATAGAGGTGTTATTTGGGAAGATATAGAGTTATTTCGTAAACAATTATCACAAGTTGAAGGAACTTTGATTCATCATACAAAGAAAATGGAGGAATCTCTTCCGGTAACCCACCACTTATGTAATGGTCTTTATACTCGTGAAGTGTTTATGCCTAAGGGAGCTCTTGTTGTAAGTTTTGTCCATAAGCAATCCCACCCCTCTTTCTTTATGGAAGGAGATATGTCCATCCTCTTAGACACAGGAGAGGTTCAACGAATTAAAGCCCCAATGAAAGTCATGACGGATATCGGTACTCAGAGAGTAGGATATATGCATGAAGACTGTACTTGGGCATGTGTATACCGAACTGATGCCACCACTATCGAGGAGGCAGAGAGGGATGTGTATACTGAAGATTTCCGGGAACTTCCGGAACATGTAATATTAAACAACTATTTATTATGTCAGGAGTAATAGCAGCGCAACTTACGATTGCCGCAATAACAACCGGAATATCTGCAAGTCAAAGAAACAAGGCCGAGAGAAAAGAAAAGAAAGCTGAACAAGCCGCAGCAGACGCTATGCTAAAAGCTCGCAAAAGTCTTGAGGTAAACTTTATGGAAGCTTCATCTGTAAGCAAAGAGCCTTATCAGATGGCTATAAACGCCGCTCTACAGCAAGGGTCTAATGCCATTGACGCTTTAACTCAAAGCCAAAGAGGAGCGGCTCAAGTAGGTGGAGTACAGACAGCGATGAATAAAACTTTAAATCAAGAAAGGGTAGACTATGATGTCTTACTTGGGGAAAGACAGGATAAGATTCTCGCGGAAGATAGTCGTCTAAGAGATATCGGTGTTCAATTAGATATGGGCGAGATAGAAGGTGCTCAGATGGCGGCAGCAAGAGCGGGAGAGGATAGGCTTTATGCTGAACAAGATATGATAGAAGGGTATTCTAGCATGGCTTCAACTGCTGCCTCATCAATCCCTTTATTCACAGCAGACACAAAATCACAGCAAGCGGCTATGGCCGGAATGGATTGGGACTCTGCTCAACTTTCAAAATTTGGCAATGCTGCTGTAGGAATGGGAGAACCCGGAGGTAAGGGGCTTCCTCCAACTTCTATAGTTCCGGAAAGAATGGCGGGGCAAGAATTAGGAGTCAAGGGGCGTGTTGAATATAATACCATTACAAACTCAGAATTTGACCAACGGGATTTAAGTAATATGGACTTTGCTAGTGTAGGAGGGATGACACCTAGGGAGTTTAGGAAGTTTAAAAAAGGGCTTACTCCACAGCAACTACGCATGATTCAGATGGACCCTCAATACATGAATCTTTACAATCCTGACCAACCACTATGACCTATTTTAAATATGCTGAGAAGAATGCCAATAGTCGGATAAATTGGGCTGATGTAGGAGCTGATATGTCGGCGATGATTAGCGAAGAGGCTAGGGTTCGTGAAGAGAAAAAATCTGCGATTGATAAGGATATTAGAGAATTTAGACAAGTTCTTTTTGACTCCCCTATAGGAGAGAATAAAGGGTTTAATGAGTTTACTTCTGATTTCTCTTCAGATGCTCAAGAATATTCTTTAGTGGTAGAGAAGCTGTTTAGGACAGGTCAGATGAATCAGAGAGAATATAATACCATTAAGGCAAATCTAAAGCAAGGAACTAGTGAAGCTTTCACTATTGCTGAAGAATATAATGCACATTATAAACTCGCTCGTGAGCGGGGAGAGATTGACCCTAAAACAGGTCATCCTACCTCACAATCATATGAAGAGTGGGTATTAAATGGCACTCTAGGGTTTATGAATTATTCCGATAATCGTTTATGGATTAATCCCGTTAATGGGATGGTTAGTATGGGGGGCTCAACTTTAAACTCTGAAACAGGTGAAAGAGAAATGAATACCGATATAGGTAGCTACGAGTCTGTTAATGCTTTAAGAAATAGAACACAGGCACAGTATAACTACTTTGATATGGATAGTTCTAATTCAAAAATGGTAAAGCAATTAGGAGATGTCATTACTGTTGAAATGGAAAAGAATGTAAGCACAAGAGAAGACGCTACAAAAAGTCCAAAAGTCATGGAGGCTATAGATAATCATGCGTCTGCTACACTTGCTCTACCAACTAATATTAGTTCTGTTCTTACTAATAGCATAAATATTAATCCTAATACAGGTAATGCCTTTACGTTTACCTCTGACCCTTTGGAGGCAGCACGGAATCCTGACCTTATACTTTCTATCCCTAATCCTATTCAACAAGGGTCGGGTATCCCCTCGCCTGCTTTTCTAGGTAGTGGGGAGGCGCTTACAAAGTATCTCAACGAAAACTTTAAAGACCTGTCTTACAAAGATGATAAAGGTGAGACAGTCTCTCATTCGGAGGTGGTAGCACAGATTGTTGCAAATAATACCGAGCAATACGATGTTGCAAAAGACGTAGTCACAACGTCAATGGTTTCGATGTTAAACAAGAAAGAAACTCCTATGCATCAGTTCGACCCTAGCCGATATGAATGGAATGCAGCTAGACTTGGTGTTGAAGCGGCTGAAGAGGCCCAAGCTGAGGCTGTAGGGTTATGGTCAGAAATATGGTACCTCGAACCTGAGAAAAAACAAACCGCCCTTGACGCTATTTTAACTACAAAGTTAGCTGTAGGCAGGAGCCTGCAAAGTATAACTATAGACGGAAACCAACTCCACTTTAAATACTCCGGTAAAAACGCAAAAATGGACCATAGCGTAACGATGCCTGCTGAACCAACAAAAGAAGATTGGATTAGACTAGGTGGTCAGATATACGACGTTAATAAGGCTACTGTAGCTGACGGTAGATGGAAAGCTGACAGTAAATATACAGGCTTTGAAGAGATGGTAATAGGCACAGACGGGAAAGAGGTACCACAGTCAAAGAAGTATGAAGTTAAAAGAGCAGGGGATGCTCCTATCCCCCCTGATAATAGAGATGTGTTAATTGCTGATTTACAGGGTTTCAAATTTGGTAAGGGTGAAGATGTATGGGTAACTAATATCAAAAAATCTCTATCAGGTTTAGGTAACTTCACAACGTCAATACCTTATAATACTAACGATAAAGTATATGTTACTGCACCGGATGGTGAAAGTAAGTTTACAATAGAATTGGGTACTATGGAAGGTGACTTTATAAATTGGGTTGTTCAAAACGTATCTAAAGACGCTGCAGAGATATACGTTAAGAGTAAAAAAGGAGGGATAGATTATAGTATTAAATAACATAGATATGGACGAAGAAGTATTAAACGACTTATACAATAGAGCCCTATCTCAGGGTTATTCTAAATCTATAGAAGAGTTTAGTGTATTGCTAAGTAATGATGACGAAGTCTTAAATGACAACTTTAATTATGTCACACAGAAAGGTTATTCTAAATCTATAGAAGAGTTTTCTGAGCTGATAGGTGTAAAAAAAAAAGACGAGATTCTCCAAGAAGATATGGCTTTACTTGGAGAGGGTGGTTCTGTGGATTCTCCCGCAGCTCTATTTCCGAGTCCTGAACAGCAGGAAATTAATGACAACCAAGCTTTATTTGAGGCCACTAAAGGAGAGGTCTTAGAAAGAGATAGCGAGTCCGGAGTTGAAAAAGGGTTTACAACTCAAGCAGGTTCTTTAATTTTAGATGAGGATGAGGATGAAAAAGGATTACTTGCCGATAAAGGTAAAGGCTTCGACCATTTTGAACGTGCGATAGGTAGCTTAAGAGATACCGAAGGGGACCTTATAACAGATTGGGGAGAGGAGTATGTCGTTCCAAAAATGAATTATCTGTTTGGTCAATATGGATTTGACTTTGAAGATAAAGGAATTGGTGATAATGTAAAAATTACAGCTTCAAACGGTGAGGAAATTACGATTAACCTTGATACGTTTATGGAATTGGGGGATAGGAAGAATGTTAAAAATATGGAGAATTTTCTCCGAGAAAATAAAAGCTCTATCCTTCGTGATATAGGAGAGTCTGAGCTACGAGTAATTAATGAAGAGGAGATTGTTTCTACTGTAAAGAATTTTGATGCCGAGACTAAAGAATTTACGGAAGCCTCAGGAGCTTGGCATAAAGAATATAAGAATTTTCTTGCAGATTTTAAGCAATTTGAGGCATACTCACCGCAAGAGTTAGCTAGAAATCCTGAGTTAAGGGATAAGTATCAGGAGTCGTTACAGCTTCAAAAGAATTATCAGTATCAGTTTAAGCAACTTAAAGAGAGAGAGAAGTATTTTCAGTCACAAGCAGCTAAACTAGATAAAGTTGTTGGGGAGTATACAGAGATGCAGGCTAAACAAGGAACCTTTTGGGAAGGGATATGGAATGAACTAGTAAGTTATCCCGGTATGGCCGCCTCTACCATGGAGAGAATGGCTTACAAAGGATTAGCGGAGTATGTAGTAGATGAGAAAGCTGTAACTCCAAAGTATTATGCTAAGAAAATGGGGTTAGATATCCCTGAAGGACTCGATGATAAAGAAGCTATAGAGTGGTTAAAAAGCCAAGATGAGGAAGAAAAATACGTTGGTAGTGGTATAATCTCAACAAGTCACCCTATATACGACTCTATTATAGCAGAGGCTAAGGATAAGTTTCAAAAAAACATCCTGTATGGAGAAGAAAAATATAGAAACCCATATTCAAGTGCAGCAGCTTCTACCGACACAGACTTTGGGATGATAGACGATGCAAAAAAAGGGGGGAAGTTATTTAAGAGTGCCAATACAACAAAGCAGTGGAAGGAGTTGCATTCACAAAACTTTTGGGAGGGGTCTTTCCTTGGTCTAGCAGCTTCGTTACCCGCTATGGTAGGTGGACTAGGCCCTGCGGGGATGGCACAACGTACCGCTCAGATGTATGCTATGTCAACAGAACACGTGTATGATGAGATGGCTAAAGAATCTTTATTTGATGATATTTCTGAAAATGAAAAGTTCTTAGTTACAGCTCCTATAGGTATTGCGATTGGTATTTTAGAGACGATTGGTTTTAGAAACCTAACTTCCTCAAGTCCTATGGTTCTTAACCTTGTATCTAGAGCTATTACTCGTTCAAGTAAAACAACTACAGCCAAGACCTTTGGGCAGTTTATAAAGAACGATGTGAAAAGCGGGATGGCAAAAGGCGGCTTGATGGTAACGGCTGCGGGGATGGCAGAGTTTGAGACAGGATTTATGCAGGAGATAGCAGAGATATCAGTAAAAAATATATATAATGTCGCCAAAGAAAAGCAGATGTTTCAAACGCCTGATACATTTACAGAGTACGTGGGACAGATTCTTAGGGCGGGGGCACAAGAGGCTGTAGGGGGATTTGTTTTGGGCACTCCCGGAGCTGTCTTTACTGCAGCTTCTAGTGGAAACATGGCTTCAGTAGATGATAATGTATGGTCAGTCTTTAAAGGACTAGCTACAGACCCTGAGTACAGGGAGATGTATAAGACTAAGCTAAAGACACAAAACGCAGCGGGGGAGATTACGGCTCAGGAGATGAAAGATAAGGAAACGGAGATGGAAAATCTTGTAGGTTTGCTTGAGTTAATCCCTATAGCCGACTATACTCCAAAACAACAGCGAGAGGCTTTAGGTCTTCTACTGCAAAAGCAACAGCTAGAAAAAGAAATTGGCACTAAAGACGGTGCGTTAGTAAAAAGTAAAAAGAAAAAAGTAGCGGCTATCGTTAAAAAGCTTGAAGCTATGAATGATGAGGTGAGCACTGAGATGCAGGAGCAAAAAGAAAACGAGGAAGACGTTCTTGATTTAGATGAAGTAGAAGAGATAAATAAAAAAGATGATGTAACAGAAGAGGAGAAAGGAGATGTCGAGGAGTTCTTTGGAGAAAAAGTGGACGATACTACTGAAAAAGTGGAAGTAAACCTTAGGATAAATAAAAAGGGAGACTTTAATTTTAGCGGTCTTAAAAAGAAGATTCGTAACGCAGTGGTAACGTCAGCTAAACTTGGTGCCCGTTCTATATCTAAAATCCTTCCTGACGTTCGTATGATTCTTCATGAAAGTAACGATGAGTATCTTAAGTTTACGGGTCGTGACGGAAGAGGGGAGTATGTAGATGGCACCATACATATCAATCTTTCTAAAGCAAATATGAGGACTGTACCCCATGAGATATTCCATGCGGTATTTTTAGATAAAGTAAAGAATAATTCTGCTGCGGCTAAAGCTGCAGAAACCATGATGATGTCTGTTCGTAAGACACTACGAGATGGGTCTGAGTTGGCTAATCGTATCGACAATTTTGCTAAAAACTATGTTGAAGAAGACGCTAAGGGAAATCCTATCTTAGATAAAGACGGGAATACTATTCCTTTAGAAACTCAGAATGAAGAGAGACTAGCGGAGCTTGTTTCAATATTGGCTAGTGAATATAGACACTTAACTAAACCTGCGAAAAATAAGGTTATACAGTTCTTAAAAGACTTTGCTAAGAAATTTGGGATTGACCTTGGCGAGAACTTCGGTACTACGGATGATAGTGTTATCGACTTACTCAATACCCTTGGAAGAAAGACACGTAAGGGAGAGGTTATAGAAGAGTCTGACCTTACTGCTCTTGATGAGATATCTGACTCTAAGAAGAAGCCTATGTCTCGTCAGCAAAGGGAGGGTAGTTCTTATTTCTCAAATGCTTTAAAAGCCATTGACAATATAGAAGATACCAACCCTAAGCAACCTACTCAATGGATAAAAGCTTTAACTGACCCTCAAAAGAATGGTGGTATAGGAGGTGTTAATCAAGAGTTGGGATGGATAGGTTTAGAAGAGTACTTAAACAAGTGGCAGAAAGAAAACAAAACCAAGTCTATACCTAAAGAAATTGTAGAGCAGTATATCAACGACAATCGGATTGAGATTGTTGATGTTCAGAAAGGAGTAGTAGAAGATGCAGATAAACTTTCAGAAGAAGAAGTTAAGAGATTAGAATATCTAGAAAAAATTGACAAAGAAAACCCTAATGGGGCGATTGAAGATATCGAGTCAGGTAGTTACGATGAGTTTTTAACACTGTTAAATAGAAGGGATAATAGCAACTTTGAAAGTTTGTATAAGCTTGAAGAAGAGACAAGAAAGCTTGCACAGCTAAAGCAACGAAAAGGTGGATACCAAGCCGCCAAAAAACTATGGGATGATAATCATAGGGCTATGTCTAGGATGGAGACTCTAGAGCTTAGTCCGGAGGGGCAAGGCGGTATAAGGAATCCTAGTAAGTACTCTCAATACACCCTTGAAAATGGAGAGAACTACCAAGAGGTATTGCTTACTTTGCCTAATAATAAAGGAGAAGAGTACGCTGAGAAAATGCGTAATAAGTATATGAAAAATTATGAGGGTCCTATTGAGATATATGCGAATATGTCTGAGCAAGAAAAAGAAACCCAAGCTAAATTAAACAATGAATCAGAAGTGTCATACAAATCCCAACATTGGGATGAGAAAAATATCTTAGCTCATATAAGACTGAACGAAAGAACCTTGCCTAACGGAGAGAAAGTTATATTCATAGAAGAACTTCAAAGTGATTGGGCGCAAGATGGTAAGAGGAAAGGGTTTAAACGTGAGTTAAATGAGAAAGAAGAAAGTGAAATAAAAATATTAGAACAAGAAAAAAATGATATTTTAGATGGCATAAAAAGCTATCAATACTTGAAAGGCCTTAATAATGGTGAGTTCGATTTGGCTGTTTTTGATGCAGTAGAACAAACAGCAACAAGCAATATTAGCAATCCATACTTTACCGAAAAAAAACAAAAAGAAAGCTTTTTAGAAAAAATCTCAGAAACCTTATATTATTGGAAGAGAAACTATAATGTACCTGATTTAACACAATCTCAAGAAGAAGAACTTTATAATCTGTACTTACAAGATATAAGCAAAAGCGGTAAGGAGCTTGTTGAAAAAGTAGGATATGGTACAAGTTATAATCTTTCAGAAACTAACGAGATAAAGAAACTAGACAACAAAATAGAAAGTATAAAATACGAAGTACGTAAAGGCAACACCCCCAACATGCCCTACAAGAAGACTGACCAATGGGTAGGTTTAGCTATAAGGAGAGTTATGAAGATGGCTGCCGATAAAGGGTTCGATAGAGTAGCGTGGATTACAGGAGAGCAGAGTGCTGATAGGTACGATTTGAGTAAGACGGTTGACCATATTCGTTCCACACCTGTTGTAGAAGGAAATAGGAGTGAGATAAACGAACGTTCAGATGTTGAGGGTGATATTATGGTGTATATCGAAATGACAAACAACTCAATGATGACTTTTAAAGTTGATGGGAAAGGTGTTGTTGTCAGGTCGAATGCAACAACGTCAGCGCAAGGAATAAGTGAAGGAACTCTACTATCTGATATTGTTGGCAAGGAGATGGCAGAGAAAATTATTAGTGTAGAGAAAGAAACTAAACTTGAAGGACAAGACCTAAAACTAGGAGGTGAAGGAATGAAAACCTTTTACAATTCTATCCTACCTAAAGTAGCGAAGGCTGAGGCTAAAAGATTTGATAAGAGCGCAAAGATTGAGGTTGTTGACTTCAAGTCCCCTTATGATTTAGAGTCTATGGCAAACGAACAACTCTCAATAGCGATAACCCCTAAAATGAAGGAGGAGTTAGAGGGAGGTGTCGGAGTAACTCGTCAGCAGAAGGTACCTTCTAACCTAACCTCAGAGCAGCAAGCCTCTATTCGTCAGCAGAAAGTGGAGATAGATGATGAAATAAGTAACCTTGAGGCAAAGAGAAAGAAAATAAACGAAGCTGAATATAAAAAAGATAAAGCAGGGAAGCCTGCGTATTCGAAGGAGTTCTTTGCTAAAGAAGAGGAGTTGCGTAAAGAAATTAAACGGCTTGAATTATTGAAAGTAGACTTAGCTCCTGCTTACGAGCAGAGGGTAAAGATATCCGAAGAGTTAGATGAGTTAAATAAACCCTTCCAAAGAGAGGTTGGTAATATTTATTACCCCCGTTTAGGTACGGTTTCTAAAGGGGAGATGACGAGTAAAGAATCTGATTTAGGAGGTATATACGAAGCTGAGGT